ATACTTTTAACAATGAAGAAAGAGTTCAAACCCATTGTCTATCTCGGCTATAAGATCGAGCAAGTCATTAACAAAAACCCCTATCTGTTCTATGGAGCTTGGACCTACCCCGAGAACCACCCTAAGCGCAGGGTGGGTAAGAAGGTCTACGCAGTCGAATGGGCCGATAAGATGGAAGGGTACTGCTACGAAACTTACTACTATTCATCTCTAGCATTTGCAAAAAGGTCTATCAAACTCTGGCGACGGAACAAATAATTTATGAGTACAAAGAGAACCCTAGAAGAGGATATGTCGTTGAGGTTTATTCATCTCATCTACGACATACTAAACAAACACACCGTTAAACGCTTCACCTACTATCATGATTCGTATGTGGAGGACGATGTCACAGTGCATATGCACAAGTTTAAGCGTAAGGGTATTGTATCCTTTAAAAGGCTTAAAGAGCTCTGCAATCATTTAGAACAAGAAGGCATTAAAGGCTTCAAGCCTACTTCGGCCAAGACTGAGTCCTATTCTGGCATCGTCCTCTATCACAAGGTAAAGAACAAGTAGTAATGGATGAACTGATTACCCCGGAAGAGCTCCGAGCTCATGAAGCTTTGATCAAAAAAATTCGGGCCGAAGAGCCGACTCGTTCTTGTGATATGGTCCGGGCCTGGATGAAGCTCAATATTGAGTCCTCTATGACCAGGGTCTGGAATAACTAGTTCTAGAATAAATAAAAGATATGAAGAAGAAGGATCAAGAACTAATAGCTGAGGCTTATAATAAGGTCCTTAATAAACAAACATCTGAAGTTTTTAATATTGGGGACGAGCTTAGTAAACTTTATGTTCAGCTTGGGCCGGAAATTAAGACTAAGTCAGGTGCTGAAGTAGCAGAAATAGTAAAGATGATTATAGATGAATTAAAGAAGACTGTTGACGATCACAAACGTTCTGCTGATTCAGAACCTGGGGAGACTTTGCAATCCCTTTTAAGTAAGCTAACAGTAGATTGATAAAGAACTAATAGCCGAATATTACTAATATGAAGTTCAATAAGATAGCTGATTCTATTCTTAAAGAAGAAGTACTGAGTGGTACTTTATATCTTTTAAAATGGTCTGAGCCTTATGAAGGGGACGTGATATACGGAATTTACGATTCAAAAGAGAATGCTGGAAAAGCCTTACTGCATGCATTAAAAGAAGATCCGTCTGAAAAAGATAGCTTAACAGTTGTAGCTGTGCCGTTAAATCCTTCTGAGCCGAACTGGGGTTATATTATCAATAAAAGTCAAAAAGTAGATATGTCTTACGAAGGTTGGAATATAGATAGTGATACAAAGGATGCTTTTCGCGGTGTAGCTGATCAGCTATAGAGGATTAAATATGTCTATGCTACGTAGAGATGTAAGACTTCTTATAGAGGCCTATAAATCAATTGATAATAAGAGAGATTACAAGCCGGTAGATAAACAGTTTATTTACTTCCCGGATCAGGATGCGGTATATCTTAATCCAAAAGATAATCCTAACGCCGGTCAGCACCTAGGTAATGGCTCTTGGGCTAGAAAAGAATTAGATTTAGATGCCTGGGAAAAGGTTAGGGTAGCTGTTGGAGAGGACATTGTAACGGTTAAAGAAGTCCTTCCTATGTCTATAGGGAAGCCTTTACCGGAATGGTTAAAGAGTGTACCATACATAGATGAAGATGAACAATGGCGTTGGTACTTTGTGCCAGATGTATTCCCTAAAGAGCATTCATTCGAGGCCTATATACCCTATGAGATAGATAAATACAAGGTGGACAGAGATACAAAAGATGCCTGGAGGGAGGTTATCGGTGAACTTTGACAAATTAGCTAATACAATCTTCGAAGGTTAAAAGGATGAACGGGATCTATTAATATATCCTAGTCTTCATTTTTGATTAATTATTAACAATGAATAAAGATCAAAGACTTTTAGCTGAGCAGTATGAACTAGTTTTGACTCAAGAGGCTACTATTTTTGATTTTCCTTCTTATAATTCTAAAATACAAGAAAAAGATTTCTATCAATTGATAGATAGAAATTTTCAAAATAACAAAGAAAAGATCTTTAAACAATTTGAGGCTTTTAGACAAGGTATAATGGATAAAAGTATTAATAAAGTATCCAATCCCTATAGTATAGACACGTTTGGATATTATTTGTATAATTTAGCTACAGGTAATAAAAGATGAATAAAGATCAAAAAATTCTCGCCGAGAAATATAATCAAATTTTGTTTGAAGGAGATACAGAACCATATGTACTTTTTCTTTTTTATGATCACAAAGAGCATACGAGTAAAGACATTTATTATAAAATAGTTCCTAAAAATGATTTAAGACCTAGTGAAAGAAAAAAATATGATGAAATAGGCTGGACACATAATAATCCAAATGGTACAAAGACTCGTCGTAAAGATGGTTATGAAAGTTCTATTTGTTTTATTGAAGGGCCTAAGCGGGTACTCGAACGCTCGCTTAAAGCTCAACGGGAATATGGAGAAGAGATGGGTGAGATTTATAAACCTATGTTAAAGCTAGATAAAGAGACAGAACAACAATGGGGAGGTATAGTGGATGAACTTTGATCAGTTAGTTAATACAATCTTCGAAGGTGAAAGGGAGGAATGGGTGTTGTTTGCTGAAATGTTTGATAAAGATGAAGACCTCTGTGTATGTAAATTAAAGCAGTACAAATATCTAACTAAAGAAGAGAGAGCTTTAATTAAAAAATCTAAAGATAATAGTTACACATTAAACTCTTTTCAGAAACAAGATGGTATACGGTCCCGAGAATACTTCCCTCCGGGTAGAATTAGTAAAAGCCGTACTGAGATCTATATAGGGCCTAAGAAGGCATTAGAAGAAGAGATGGAACTTTTTAAAGAAACATACCCTCATTTTAAGCAATTATCGGCCTTAAACTTAGAACCAGAAGTTAAACAATCTTGGGAGGATATTATTAATGAACTTTGATGAGATAGTATTAGAGGCTTTGAGAGATGAATGGGTTATTATCCTAGAATTTACTTTAGTAGGTACAGATCAGGAAGAAGAAACCGATAGTGAGATAACATACACTATGAAGAAAGTAAAGGATCTAACACCAGAAGAACTAGAAAAAATAAAAACTCTTGATCCGTTTAAAGGTTTTGCTAGATATAAAACAGCATTCAGCAGGACAAGTGATGACGGTCTTCCTATCTTGGCCTTCTTTGATACAAAAAAGAAAGTAGAATGGATATTGTGGTACTATAAACAAACTGGTAATAAAATGTCACCAAAGATAGAATTACCAAAAGATGTAGAACCGTATTGGAAGGGGATTGTAGATGAAATTTAAGCTTGTAGTACCGGGCCGGTTCCTTTACTATTAGAGGTATGATGTGTGTTGATAACGTTTACGGAACTTGGGCCGGAGAGCCCGCTAATGAAGATAACCTTCTTTTGGAGCAAGAATTAGAGTATGAGACCATTGCCCCTTATGGCTCAGAGAATATTGACGAGGGGTATTAAGTCTTTAGATATCTAAGCTCTTAAGCTCCGCTCTACCCTTCCCGTTAATCTTGCAGTACGTAATGGGTAGGTCACATTGGGACCCTAGGTTTATGCACTCTACTCCGTGAAGAGTATTATGTAAAGGAATGTGAGTATGACCAAAAACCACAACGTCATACCCATGATTACTAGCGTATTTGCAAACCCTCTCAGATATTTTTTTAGCTGCTCCATGCCAGGACTTTATCTTTCTTTTAATTATTCTAGTATACTTTTGTTTTTTGTCCAGCTTTTGTAAGAAGTAATAAAGACCGGAGGCTAGCTCTGTAAGGAAAGGTTTAAGCTGTATAATATAGTCCCATCTATCACCATGAACAAAGTAAAACTTCTTTGTACCGATTACCTCAATATGCTCTTCCTTAAAGTCAAAGCCTAAGAGAGCTGATATCATATCCAGGCCCTTATCATGGTTACCCTTTATAAAGATGCATTCTTTCTTCTTAGATATCTTTCTCAGAGCTGACAGCACCTTCCATTGCTTCTTACAGAGTCTATGGATGTTGTATGAGTCTAGGATATCCCCGCAGATAATAAGCTTATCGTACTTTTCTTCTTCCAGGAGCTTAAGAGTTAGTTCGGCCTGGCACACCGGTGAACCTAAATGAATATCGGATAAACAGAGTATCATTCTATAGTATTTATAAGAAAGTTATTGCCCTTCCATTAGGTTCATCTAATATAGAAACAATGAGAGATTACATCCGACTTATTACCTGGACCGGTATACTACTTTGGTGTCTTATTTTTTGGCTCTTTGTTATTAATCAGGCCTGGGATTGATAAATATGAATATGAGACAGCTCCTTAAAAAGATAAACAGAGCGGCTCTAGAGTGCTCAGTGGCTATTTCCCAAGAAAACGCTCTTAAAAACGTCACTGATGACGACGTAGATGGACTAGCTGAAGCCATTGAACTGCTTAATGATATTTACGAAGAGCTTTATAACAAGGTGTTTGAAGAGACTCCAGAAGATTAATAATTTATGACCGCTAAAGCCAAGCCATCAAAACAACCATCTTCTTCGACCTATATACCCTATTCAGATTGGTCTGAAGGGGTTATTAAGAGTATTAAATCTCTTTCTGATGAATGTTTAGATAGGTTTAAAGAGGACAAGAAGATCAATACTGAAATTCTTAAAATGCTCTCTAAGCTCCAAGCTTTGGTAGAAAAAAAGTATTACGAATAAGAGCTTAAATAGCTTATATGAGTTTTAAGCACCACTGGGCTTTAGAAAATAATAAAGAGGTATTAGAAGAAAAAAAGCGAAAGCGGAAGAAGGCTAAGAAGAAACGTTCTTCCAAATACTATGGTTGGGGGTATGTTGGGTATGGGTATCCAGGTATGTATGATGGAATAGATGATGCAGGAGGAGCTGGTGATGGTGGTGGGGGAGGAGAATAAATACAATATATGAATAAATTTAACGAGGTAGCCCAGACAGTTCTTAAAGAAGAAATAGATCCAAAAATCGGATCACACTACAAACAAATTTCTGATATTCTTTCTAAAAAGGGTTTAAAGGCTTTTGAGCAAAATGAAGTAATGGACGTAGTTCAGAAGGCTATTAAGCTGGCCTTTAACGAAGGTTATAAAGCTGCAGAAAAGAATCCCTTTAAATGATCTCATTTACTGATTTATACAATTTGGTTATCGGGGAGAAGAAAAATAAAGAGCTGTCTGGCTACGATTACTACAAGATGATTCGTAGGTCCACCCCTCCTACGGGCACCGCTTTTAGAGACAAAAAGAAGTATAATCGTAAAGACAAGCACAAGGGTAGTTATAACGATTAATATATTTGTTGCTTGTTTGTAGGTTTAGTTTATACTTGGTTTAAATGAAGATCGATAAACTGAGGTTCAGAGGTAAAACAATTGGGGTAGTTATTATACCTCGTATGACTCAAACTAAAGGTAATGAACCTACCTATTCTTGTGACCTTGAGATAACAGGCTGGAAGGGTAAAATGAGTGCAGAGGACTTTCAATCTTTAAAGAAGTACCTAAAAGATGAAGGCTATATTGAACAGGCCTATGAAGTCTTTAATGTTGTTAAAGAGTAATTTTAGTAACTTTTAAAGGCCTGTTCGTATAAATATAATATATGAATAAAGACGCCGAACTTTTGGCCGAGGCTTATCAAAAAGTGCTCGAAGAAGCTAAACATTGTAAAGCAGCTATGGAAGGCTGTGACTGTGATGATTGTGAAGAATGTGAAGAGAATCAAACAGTAAGCGAAGCCAAGAAGTCTAAAAAGCCAGATGCAGATGGAGACGGGGTACCTGATTGGGCTGATAAAAAGTCCGGCAAAGATGATAATGCCGATAAAAAAGGTAAACTTACTCAAGCAGAAAATAGAGAGCGTTTTAAAAAAATGGTAGCCGGTAAAAAGAAGTCAATGCATAAAGAAAATGCTGAAATGGGCCAGGCTTACGAAACAATTTTAGAGTTTAAACAAATCAATAAAAAATTTGCGCGCCGTTATAACAAAGTTACTGCCGCCATGCTTAAAGCTCAACCCGGTTCAGAAGAGTACGGAGCTTTAAAAACAGAGAGAGAGGATTTGGTAGCTATTCTTAGAGACCATGATCAGACTCCAAAAGATCTTGAGGCTTACTTAGTAAAGAAAGAAAAGAGTAACCCTCTTCCTGATGTACAAGATCCTCAGACAGCTAATCAGTATAGAGATAGTTCATATTCTGATACTGCTGATATCCCTTCAGCTGAAAATGAATATGAGGCAGACATGCACGCACCTCAATCAGAAGTTGCTCAAATGCCTCCTGATGCTCCAGCTCCTCAAGAAGTTAGAGCTGCTCAAGCATCTACAAGTCAGTATATCACAAGAAACGCTTGATTTAATTTAAAGGTTCCGGTACTATAGGTGTAATGAAACACCTAAATGATTCCGAGAAGTACTTCGAAGTTCGTGGTACTTTAGAGTTTGTACTCCGTGCTCTTCGTTCTGTTTATAACGAAGGTATGTTTAATTCAGCACAAAAGCGCTATATTTTTAATCTTCTTAAAGAAGGAGATACATCCATTCGGAAAGTTTCTGAATAAAAACTCTTGCTTTCAAATAAGGTTCCTGTAATATTAGAACATCAATCCGAAAGGAGGTGAAATTAAAAATGAACGAAACAAACACAATTAAAATCGAACGTAAGGCCGACGGTACTGTTGGTCGTGTTAAAGAAGGTAAGCGTCGTGGGCGTCCGGCTGGTTCCGGTAACCCGACTCTTAAGCTGGTCTGTCAGGTCACGAGCAAATCTCGCGCCACCAACCAGAACTACCTTAACGCTAAAGCCGCTCGCTTGGGAGTTTCTGTTGATGAAATTATCAACAATTATGTTTCCAAGGAAGGCCTTAAGCAGCTGCAAAACGATCAGACGATTGCTACCGATCGTAAGGAGCAATTGATCCGAGTCAATGGCGGTACCCGTCAGCGTACTGAGCAGACTGTGGAGCTTAAAAAGGCTGCTAAGTAATCATAGAGCCGGTGCTAGGCTAAACCCCTGCACCGGTTTTTCTAATTTTAAAATAAATAATTTTCTAAATATGTCCGAAAAATTAAGTCGGAATACTGTATTAGTTCTCAATAAAAATTGGCAAGCTGTAGGGATTAAATCCCCAGCAGATACCTTTGCCATGCTTATGACTGATACAGCAACAGGTCTAGATATTAGAGGTACGGACTATATGGTACCACTTTGCTGGAATGATTGGACGCAATTACCAATTAATGAAGAAGATGAGTTCGTACAAACAGTTAATTCTAAAATAAAAATTCCTAAAGTTATTATTTTAGCAAAGTTTGATAGAGTACCAAAAAAACGACCTAGGTTTTCTCAAAAAAATGTTTGGATTAGAGATGGTTATACCTGTCAGTATACAGGGAAGAAGCTTAAACCCGGAGAGGGTAATATTGATCACATTGTTCCGAAATCTCGTGGAGGGATTACTGATTGGACAAATTGTGTACTAGCTTGTAAAAAAGTTAATGCTAAAAAAGCTGATGCTACACCTGAAGAGATAGGTCTTAGGTTGCTCAAAAAACCTGAACCTCCAAAAGAGCTTCCTATCTATCATTATATTACTAACAGACACAAGATAAAAGAGTGGGATATTTTTCTTGCAAAAAATTAATAAACTACCATAATTAATAGTATATTCAAAAATGAAGCATACAGATACACGCTTGAACATGGCTATTTCGGGTCTTTCCGGGACCTGGACACCATGTTCTATATAAGCGGGTATCATAATTTTTTAACTTGATAGACCCGCTGAACTCAATAAAATGAGCAGCGGGTTTTAAATTCTAAAGGCCTTTTGGAAAGTGAGCCTGAATCACTGAAACAACCACCGTGAATCCGTGGGTACAGAAATGTAGAGGTGTAGGTTCATAAAAAGCGGATGTGATGTAATGGTAGCCTGGAACCTTGCCAAGGTTTTCGCGAGGGTTCGATTCCCTCTATCCGCTCATTATTTTCGCCTGGTTAGTTTAATGGTAAAACGGTTGATTTGTAATCATCTGACGTCAGTTCGATTCTGTCACTGGGCTCTTTTTTATGCACCAGAAGCTAAACGGCTAGGCATTGGTCTGCAAAACCTTTATTAGTCAGTTCGACTCTGACCTGGTGCTCCATTTCCCTTCTTAGTATAGTAGCATTACAATCGGTTGATAACCGATAGAACAAGGGGCAGTACCTTGAGGAGGGACCAATTTAAACGGGATGTGGCTCAATTTGGTAGAGCATCTGCTTTGGGAGCAGAGGGTTGCAGGTTCAAATCCTGTCATCCCGATACTTTAAATGTTGCTCGTGGTGTAGCGGTCTAGCATTACTCACTGTGACTGAGTCGGGGCGGGTTCGAACCCCGTCGAGCAACCCTTTTTGGGCTAATCTTGTCAATGGAGCCGACATTCCACTTTGTAAGAGGTGGTTGAGATTGGCCCTGGAGCGTCGCGGGTAAACTTGCTCCATAACTTTCGGGGAATTAGTTAAGTGGTATAACTCCTGATTTGCATTCAGGTGTCACCAGTTCGACTCTGGTATTCTCCAAACTTTTAGCTCAATTGGCGTAATTGGCAGCCGCGCTAGACTTAGGATCTAGTTTCGTAAGAAGTGTGGGTTCGAGTCCCTCATTGAGCATTGGAAGTGTGGCTGAGCGGTCTATAGCAGAAGTTTACTAAACTTCCGAGGTTTAATAGCCTCCGTGGGTTCGAATCCTACCACTTCCGTTTTTAGAAAAATTTTATGGGCAGATGGCTGAGCTGGTCTAAGGCGTCCGACTTGAAATCGGAAGTGGTTTTATCACCACCGTGGGTTCGAATCCTACTCTGCCCGCCATCTTTAATTGCAGGGTCGACAAGTGGTTAAGTCAGTAGGCTCACAACCTACCATGCATGGGTTCAAATCCCATCCCTGCTATTTTTTAATACGTATATAGTGTAATGGTAGCACAATTCTCTCCAAAAGAATTTGTCAGGGTTCAAGTCCTTGTATACGTGCCATTTTCGCCGCAGTAACATAAAAGTAATGTGTTAGTCTTCCAAACTAAAGAACTCGGGGCAGTACCGTGCTGCGGCATATTTTTAAGGAGTTGTAGCTCAGTTGGTTAGAGCATCTGACTGTCACTTAGAAGGTCGCGGGTTCGAGCCCCGTCAGCTCCGCCATTTTTAGGACTGTAGCTCAGCGGAATTAGAGCATCTGAATACGGATCAGAAGGTCAAAGGTTCAAATCCTTTCAGTCCTATACTTGTTTTTTATAGTTCACTAGCTATAATAATGGTATGAACTCACAAGAACAGATAAAAGATTATTTTGTCAAATTATCCGAAACTTTAAGCAAACATTTCGGATCTCATACTAATAAAGAGTTACCGTTTCAAAAATTAGAACACGAATGGTTAAATTATTTTTATAACTCTACTACTTTTAGACACATACATCTTGAGTACTATAAAACTGATAAAATTTGTGCTCTGCATTTAACAGTGATGCCTACACCATCTTTTGATTACCCTATTCTTGGTTTTGATATGATTGCTCTTGGAGATAAAATTACTGGGCTATTTTTTGATATAACACCAACAATTACACAATGTGTAAATTTATCTCAAAATTTAATTGATTTAAATAAAGATATAAAATCAGTAAAAAGACCGCTGCCTGAATGGGCTGATATTTTTAGTAATAACTTTGTATGTGTATCTCCTGATGTAGATGAACTTCCTGTTATATTTGATAATGTTGTTTCTTGTATAACTAAATATATATCTCACTCAAAATCATTAGTAACTAAAAACATTGAAATACAAAACAAATATTGTCAAGGGCAAAAGAAAAATCAAAAGACATTTAAAGCTTTAATAGCCGAAGTTGGTAAAGAAAATGCTCAATTGTTCTTTGATGATTATCTTTTTCCAGAAATAAAATAACCAAGCACATTACATGCTTAAAAAAATTAAATTAACATGTAATTGGTGTGATGATCAGTCTCTTTATGAGCGTTTTAAACGGGTTTATATTAGTAAGTTTAATGAAGATTCTGAATTTGAATTTACTAATTCAAATGAATATAATTTTTTAGTAATTATAAATTACTCTAGTTATGAAATAAATTTTCCTAAAGAAAGTACGTTGGGTATAATTTTAGAGCCAACCTGGAGACCCGAATTTGTTGAGTCGAAATGTTTAAAAGATCTGTGTCAACATATTTTGTTTCATAAGCTACAAGAGGACTCTCAATTCATACAAATTTGTGGTTTGCTACCCTTTCATTTAGACTATAATGAAGGAGAAGATCTAGATTATTATATCAATAGCTCTTTTTCAAACAGCAAAAACAAATTATGTAGTATCATAGTATCCCATTACGATGAAAATACTGCTCATAGCTATTTTAAACAATCGAAAGAATGTCTGTATTCTCAAAGAATGAATCTTGTTAGAAATATTTTGCAAACTGATTTAGATATTGATATCTACGGTAATTATTGGGAATATTCATCTATTAAAGATCCAAGAATTAAGGGTAGTTTGTATAATAAAAAAGATGGTTTATTAAATTACAAATATTCAATCGCTATAGAGAACTGTATAGAAGAGGGATACTTCACCGAAAAACTTACTGATTGTATTTTAACAGATACTATACCTATTTATTACGGTTGCCCGAACATTGAAAAATATTTTTCAGGTATACCGGTTCTATCTAATTTAAATGATACAGATCTCATAAAAAAAGTAATCAATAGTAATACCTTTAAACCAATAAGAGATAAAAAAATATTAGCTACAAAATACAATCTGTATAGTGCTATTATAAACTATTTTAAAAAAATATAAAATTTGATAAATTAGTTATTTTTTGATATATATTAGAATAATATGTTTGTAAAACAGGCTTTAGAAAATGGTAGTAATTTGTACCCACTCTTTATTGATCCTGAACTTACATCGGGTACTGGTATAATGAACCCTTCGATCTTTGTTGATAAAGATCGCTTATTACTAAATATTAGACATATAAATTATACCTTATTTCATTCAGAAAAAAAGGTAATAACTCACCCTTGGGGCCCAGTGCATTATGTACATCCGGAAAATGATATGCATTTAACTACTGTTAACTATCTAGGGGTATTAAATGATGACTATACCTGGAAATATTATTCTCGGGTAGACACTTCCCTATTAGATAAAGAACCTATCTGGGAATTTATAGGTTTAGAAGACGGAAGAGTTGTCCGCTGGAACGATAAATTGTATTTAACAGGTGTTAGAAGAGACACTACAACTAACGGCCAGGGACGAATGGAGTTATCAGAAATAGTAGAAGAAAATCAGACCTTTAAAGAAGTTTCTCGCAAAAGAATACCGGCTCCAGGAGATGATGGCTCGTATTGTGAAAAAAATTGGATGCCGGTGCTAGATAGACCCTTCGAGTATGTTAAGTGGTGTAACCCTACTCAAGTAGTTAGGGCCGGGTTAAATGATAATCCAACTATTGAAGTACATTTAGGGGAATATCAGTATCAAAATTGGGATTTTCGTGGTAGTTCTCAAATTGTGCCTTACAAAGATTATTATATTTGTATTGTACATACTTGTTATCTTTATAAAAGTGCAACCGGGAGAAGGGATGCTAAATACCGGCATTTGTTTATAGTGTGGGACAAAAACTGGAATGTTATAAAGTATGGAGAACCCTTTTCTTTTTTAAACGGAGATATCGAATTTTGCTGCGGTATGTGTATTTGGAAGGATAAATTTTTAATTACTTTTGGTTTTCAAGACAATTCTTCATTTTTATTAGAATGTCCAAAAGATTTTATAGAAGAGTTTTTATCGATATGAATGAAGAAATTAGAAATATTTTAATGGGTAATTCTTTTTTAGAAAAGGAATACGTTTTTCCCTCTTTACCTGTTAATAAAAAATTTACTATTATAATACCCTATAGAGATAATTCTGAACAAAAACGTAAACAGCAATTAAAAATTCTAATACCCCATTTAGAGAACAAGCTAAAAAGTAAAAATGCTAACTTTAATATTATTGTTATAGAACAAAATAACTATAAAGAATTTAATAGGGGAGCTCTATTAAATGTTGGTGCTGATTTAGCACATAAATCAAATTCGTCTTATATAATTTTGCATGATGTAGATATACTACCTGATGATGATTTAATTGAATATTATTTAACAGAACCTAAGACTGATGAAGTATGGCATATAGGTAAACAAATAACAAAGTACAAATATAATACTTTTTTTGGAGCCGCAAATAGTTTTTCTTTAAAAACCTTTAAAAAAATTAACGGTTACCCTAACAGTTTTTGGGGCTGGGGAGGAGAGGATGATTGTTTATTAATAAGATTTACTAATCTTAAGCATGCAAAAATTATTAGACCAAATAAGGGTAAGTATAAGGAACTACAAGTTGAGGTAATTCGACAAGACCCTTTAAGAGAAGAATTAAAAACAAAAAAAATTATAAATGACAAAAAAAATTGGACTAATGATGGTTTCAATCAAATAAGTTACGAAATTTTAAATACTAAAAATTTAAATTCCAATACTCAAAAACTTACAGTTAATTTATTATTAGATAAATTTAAAATTGACCCTCCAAAAGAGCAGGATATTTTTACAGAATTTGCATACAACACAGAAGATGCTGAATTAAACTTTAAATTAGGGTTACATTATCATGGTATGAATCAGACTGCTTCAGCATTTAGTCATTATTATCGCTGTGCAGAAAGAACAACAGATGAGACATTGAGATATGAGTGTTTATTACGGTGTTATATGTGTTTTATGAGTCAGACAAATAGGGACTTTACAGCACTTCATTGCTTAAAACAAGCAGTTTGTTTATTGCCCGAGAGGCCTGAAGCTTATTTCTTAATAGCTAAACATTACGAAGATCATAAAGAATATTACGATTGTTATACATACTGTAACATAGCATTAAATCTATGTAATTTTAATCTCCCTAGTTTAAAAACTTGGGTCAATTACCCAGGCAAGTACGGTTTACTTTTTCAAAAAGCTATCTCGGGGTGGTGGTGGGATAAAATAGATGAAACATATGATATTTTAACTGGGTTATTAACAGATTACCCGGATTTACCAGAAGAGTATAAAATCATAATAAAAAATAATTTAAAAAACTTTTATAAAGAGGCAAAATATAGATACACATTACCCGAAGAAATTGTACAAACAAAAAATGTTATTGACTGTTTTAGTTTCTTTTCAGGATACGGAAAAGAAATGCTTGAGCTTAGATACAACATATTAAAAGATCATGTAGATTATTTTGTACTATGCGAGCTTAATACAACTCATACTGGCACATTAATAAAGCTAGAGGCAGCTAATTTAATAGAGCAGCTCGGCTTACCTAAAGAAAAATTTATTATTATAAATTTAAATATTCCTGAAGAAGAAAACTTAGAGATACAGGAAATAGACCGGTTGAACTGTATGTGCGGTAATCATGAAAATAAAGATTCTTTATACAGTCGAGTACGTGAAAGATTACAGAAAGATGCTATACAGCAAATTTATGATGTTTTTAATAATGATACAGTTTTTATACATAGTGATTTAGACGAAATTATTAACCCTAAATATCTTAAATGGTTTGCCGACCAAGCAAGAAGAACACCTGACAACATTATAAAGGTACCTCTTGTTTATTTACAAGGAAGAGCTGATTTAAGAACATATTTTAAGGACTCTAATACCCCTGCTCCTTGGGATGATAATCTTTTTCTATGTCTCAAATCTCATTTACAAAATGCAAGTCCGACCCAAATAAGATCAAATAAATTTACCCCCTATAGTAATGTATACATTACACAAAATAATGAAATTGTTCGAGACGCTGGGTGGCATTTTTCATGGATGGGAAATTCTGATATTAAAAAAATAAAACAAAAATCGTTTATACATTATACTGATAAATTTGACTTTGTAGCGGGGGGTAGCTACAACAATACTGAGCTTAATAATATTCTTAATGTAGAAGATTTAGAAAATAAAATACCTCCAAGCGGAGAAAAGGATAAAATTTTACAAAAATATAATGTTAATTTATTACCTAATGAAATTTTTAAACTTGACAGAGTAAAGAAGTTTTTATTACCAAATTGTAAAGAAGTTAATTTTTTAGAAAATATACCAGATGTATTGCAAAATATATATGGGTTTTGTAGTGTTAAAAAAGCTACAGTATTAATAGACTTAATAACAAAAAATAAATTACAAACGATTGTTGAAATAGGGGTGTTAGAAGGAAGCTCTCTTATGCCTCAGGCATTAGCCGTTAAGCAGGCTGGTTCAGGTAAAGTATATGGTATAGATCCTTGGTCTCAAGAAGAGTCTTTACAGTATACAAAAGATGAAAATCATAAAAATTATTGGGGCACTATTAATCATGATGTTTTTTATAACAACTTTTTAAATCACTTACAGAATTATAATGTTGAGGGGGTTGTTGAAGTTCTTAAGACTACTAGTAAAGAAGCATCTGAAAAATTTTTACCTAATACTATAGATTTGTTACATGTTGATGGTAATCATTCTGAAGAAAAAAGCTTTGAGGATGTTTGTTTATATTTACCTCTTGTAAAAAAAGGTGGTTTTATAGTATTTGACGATTTACATTGGGTAGATGGTGGTAAGAATACTACTCATAAAGCTGCAAAATATCTACAACAACATTGTGCTGAAATAGAACAAATAACAGATGAGCTTGGAAATTTCTTTGTTATTTTTCAAAAGTAATATATACTACCTAATATGCAGGAAATTGTTAAAGAGGTAGCAGGCATCATAATGACTTTATGTTTTATGTTTTGCTATATTCCACAGATTATTAAAATATACAAAAACAAATCATCGGAAGGTGTCTCTCTAATGTTAATTTTAATGTGTATTGGAGGGTATGTTTCTGGAATGGTGTACTTATTTCTTGGAACTTTCGGACTTTGGTGGTTTATGAATTATTGTGTTGGGCTCATTATGTGCTCAATTCTTGTGTACGCTTGGTTTAAGTATAAGAAATAATGCGCGCGTAGCTTAGCGGTAGAGCAGGTCCTTTACACGGACAAGGTCGGGAGTTCAATCCTCTCCGCGCGTACCATTCTTAAATAATGCTATGAAAAGAGTAGTGACGATAGATTTTGACGAAACCCTTGCAACAGAAAAAAATATGGGTTGGGGTAAGTCTTTGGTTCCGTATCAAACTATTTTAGATTTAATAAACAAGGAACATAAACAAGGGTCTGAGATTCATATTGTTTCTTTTAGATCTGAAAAAGAAAGACCAGAAGTTGAGCGTTTTGTTAGAATGTACAATCTACCTATTAAATCTATTGTTTGCACTAATCTACAAAGCAAAACGCCTTATCTTCTTAAGCTCAGTTCAAACCTTCATGTTGACGATATGAAGTTTGCTTTAGATGATGCTCAAGAGGCGGGCATAGAAACTCTTCATTTTAAAGAAGGTAAATTTATTTAAATTTTTTTCTTGCAGTTCAGACTGAACTCCGTATAATGGTGAGTGCAATATGAACGCAACATTAACTAAAGCCTACAACAAACAGGCAAACATCGTCCGGGAGAGCTATTCGCATTTTCGGAAACAACCGGTCCGTCTTTCGAATATTCGTCGGGATGGAAAACTATTCACAGTCAATGATGTGGAAGTCACATCCAGGGCTCTTAATGATCTGGCAAATATCTTCTCGATTAAAGCGAGTTTGGTGGACCAGATTGAAAATGACAAAGAACAATGGCAGCCACTTCAGCATGCCTTGACTAACATCAAAAAAGATCGCACAGTTACAGCAATTGTGAATGAAGGTTCAACTTCTCGTCCTTTCATTACAAAATTTGTTGATGCCTCAATTGAAGAAGCAACACCTCTAAACTTCGATAAGGGTATCGAACAAATCGGGGGGTATCTTGAAACAGCAGAAGGAGATCTTGAAATTCGTAATTTTCACTTCAATTCTGATAGTTTGAGTCTTGAGCTCAACATACAAGATAAGTCTAACAACATTGACGTCTTTAAAGATGGTAATGATATCTGGAATCCGGGGTTCGGTATTAACTATGGAGAAAATCGCACCTCGATTGCTCCGTATTACCTCCGTCTAGTGTGTACTAACGGTATGACCGCGGCGCATGAAATTCTTCAACGCTATTTTAACAATAAGCCTATGAAGCAAGAAACATTTAATAAGTTGATTAACAATGTTGTTGAAAGAGACATGCACGTCCTTTGTCAAGCAAATGGTAGCCGCTTAAAGAATGTTAATTGCTCCCTTCGGGAGTTCTTCGCAGCTCGTAGTATTTTGAGTGGTAAAAAAGAGCCACAAAAAGAGTACTTTGATGACACCGAGATTCAAGAGGCTTATAAGCCTTATAGTATTCGGTATAAGAACAAACGTTGGTTAGCATCTGCTAATAGCAATGTTAACGGTTACGATCTGTTCAACCGACTCACTCATGCTGCTAGTCACAAGGCGACCTTGCCTATGGCTACTAGAACAGCTTTGAATGCCTTAGCTTCAGAATTGTTCTTCAAAGGACCAGACCTATCTTTTCAAGCTCCTAATCCGTTTAGTAGGAATTAAAAAATAGTAATATTAAACAAGCACCCCTCGGCGCGCCGAGGGGTTTGCTTTAACTATTGATGTAAATATAATTTCCTTTATTATAAGCTTATGAAAGTAGAGTATTTTAAAGATTGTGGAGGTTCTCCTGAGCATGAACGTAATGACTGTACTGTAAGAGCTTTAGCTATATCAACTGGAGGCTCGTATCATGAGGCTTATATGGTTCTTAATAGTTTTGGTCGAAGAGCTAATAAAGGGACTAACATCCGCAAATTTTTTAAAAATAATTGTATAGTCTTAAACAAAGTGTTTACGAAGTTGAAATTTCGTAAACAAATTACACTTAATAAATTTGTACAAAAATACCCTACCGGTACATTTTACGTAAGAATAACTCGGCACGTTTTTGTAGTTAAAGATGGAGTAGCCATAGATATGACTAGACCTAAAACCTTTTGTCGTATTACCGATGCCTGGGAAGTTACCGAAATTGTTTAAATATTAATATGCAATTTGATAGATTAGTTGAAGAACTACTAACAGAGATGCCTTATATAGAAATTGGAGATCAAATTATTGATTTAGAAGTTGAGCTATATAAGGAAAGACCAGAAGAATTTATTGACAAATTAAAAAGTATCTTACAGGGTAATAGGGTAACAGGTAAATACAACTCCTCCATACAATTAACAACGCCGGAAGAAAAACAAGAGTTTCTCAAAAAAATAAAATTAAATTACATGTTAAAAGGATTTATACCTGGAGATCTTATCGATAGTTTATAAAATAGTGCATTATGGGCCCAACCTCGATTGCACCTGATGAAATTTTAGATATTAAAAAACAATATTACTCTTGGAATCGTTTTCATGAACTTATTAATAGGGTTAAGAAACAAATTGATATTCCACCTAATTTAATTGTATCTATTGGTAAAGGGGGATCCATTCCCGGTGTTGTTTTAGCTGAAATGTTTGAGTGTAATAATATAAATTTAGGTTTAAAATCCTATAAGGGACACTCTCGGGGTAACATTCATGAGTATCAATCTATTGGCTGTTTTAATGGGTTTAGAGATGCTAATATTCTTATTGTTGATGATCTTGCCGATTCAGGTGAAACTTTTCTTTATGCGGTTAAAAAGTTTAAAGGTAATGGTTGTGAGAATATAAGAACAGCCTCAGTATTTTATAAGCCTTGTTCAAGGTTTAAGCCTGACTATTTTGCAGAAGAAGTGGATAGCAAGATCTGGATCGTGCTGCCTTGGGAGACTATGGAAGTTCAGTAATAAACTTCTTATATAAATCCCAATACGATTTAAAAACAGAAGTTAATTTCTCCGGCTTAACCTTTTTATAGTTAATCCATTTATAGTCTATATGCTCCCAGGATAGAGTGGGCATAAAACTATCATTAACCACCATAAAAAATGAGTAAACAGGCTGTTTTTCTCCTTCTTTAGTAATCTTTAATTTACCCACTAAATTACCCTCAGGCATTAGTCCAATCTCTTCTATACACTCTCTCTGAGCAGTTTCTAGAGGTGAATATTCATCTTCCTCCCTGTGACCTCCGGGAAATGTATATTTACCGTTTTCTTTTTGTAGTAGAAGTACCTCTTTTTGTGGGGTAACAAAAACTATACCTGCACCGATGTATTTTATTTTAATAAATTCTGCAAAGCTCATGGTTGATGTTTAATATAAATAATTTATAATACAACTCATGGAAAATATAGCAGTTTATTTACAAAAAGGGGAATTTTCAGGTAGAGAACATATTGATCGAGTACTCAAAAGGCTTAAAGGCAAAATGGAGTCAGAGGGTATTTTAGATACCGTCCGCTCCAAAAAGGCCTTTGAGAATGAAACTCAAAAAAGACAACGTAAAGCTAAGAAGCTAGCAAAACAACGTAAGCTTCAAAAGCTTAAGCGGCAGCACCAGTCTTAGCAGCTTTGCGGGAGTTCTTCTCTTCTTGAATGGCTTTACGTTCGTTTTTGACATATTTACCAATCTCTTGAAGGGCTTTACGAGCACGAGACCCTGCAGCATTGTTCCCTCCGTAAAACTTTTCAGCTTCTACGGAAAAAGTTTCAACGATTTGTTTTAGTGTGTCTGTAGTATTAGGCATAATATCAATAGTTATTTGCATTTGTATGCTTTTTCAACTAATTAATTTTACCTATGAATAAAAAAAGTTTAAATTTGGATATGTCAACTAGTGGCTATACGAATTTAGCAGGTATAGCTACTCTTTATAATGAATTTTTTTCTCGGCATGATTATAGATGGTGGTATGAGGTACACCCTGGAGATATTGTTGTGGATGTTGGTGGTTGTATTGGTATGTTTACCTGTTTAGCTTTAGATAGCGGTGCAAGTAAAGTTTTTACAGTAGAACCTAATCCATCCCTCGCAAAAACTATTCTCAAAAATGCATCAATACACATTTTTAATAAAAAAGACTCACCTGTAACTATTATTAATAAAGCTATTGGTACTGACAGTACTTATTTTAAACACATATATGGTAATAAATATATGAACTCAAATGATATTGGTGCTGAATTAACTGAAGAAGAATTTAATGCTTTAGAGCTAATATCCTTTAAAGAATTTATAAAGCAATACGACATTAAGCATATAGATTATCTTAAGATAGATTGTGAAGGTGGAGAGTTTGATATTTTAACTGCTGAAAACCTTGATTTTATAAAAAATAATGTAAAGCATATAGCTGTAGAGTTTCATATAGGGGCTTTTGAAGATGGCCCAGAAAGATATAATAAATTTAAAGATACTTTTTTATCTCAATTTGATAAAAGTAAAATTAAGTTTTTAAACTCTGAAGATTATGAAAAAGCTTTTAATATAGACTGGACAAAACGACAAGAGGGATGGAGAACAAGTGTCTTTATGATATACATATGTAATTTTTAAAAAATTACTAAAGAAATTAAACTTTATATTTGCAATACCTTATTAATACAATAAATTTATAGTGTTATGAAATACATCCTACTCGCAGTTTTGGTAGTCTCTGCTGTTATGACTACTGCTTGTGCCTCTAAAAAAGAATGCACACCATGTAATAAAACTGTCGTCACCACGACTAAATAATAATAATGTTTTATTACATACAAAACGAAAATAATAGAAAACCTCCCTTTACGGGCTGAGTTCTTGATTCGTTTTGTTTTGAGACCCGGCCCTAAAAAGCCGGGTTTTCTTTTTGATCTTTGATAGCTTTAATCTTAAATAATTTTTCGGGTAGATCGCATAGTGGCAATTGCCGGAGACTGTAAATCTCCTCTCATTAGAGTTCGTAGGTTCGAGTCCTACTCTACCCATATTTTAATAATTTGGCTCGTAGTGTAATGGTAACACCAGAGAATTTGGATCTCTTAATCATAGTTCGAGTCTATGCGAGCCAGTTTTTAGTTGCACAATTTAAAAGATTCCGACATAATAACAACAATGAAGCTTTTAAAGCAGCCCTGGGAAAAATATGGCATAACCGAAATGGCATATTTAATGGCTTACACACAGGGATACCAAGGGGCATTTAGATCTCCTGACACCACCTATAAGCATGGTACAGTACTTAGAAAAATTTATAATAAAGGAAGAAGAGAGGCTAAACAATATTAATGAAATTAGACTTAGACATTTTATATGCTTTTGTACTCTGCATACTCATAGCTGTTTTTACAATTCAATCGCGAGAAATTAAAATTTTGCAAACTGAAATTAAAGAGCTTAGAATTATTGTTGATCAAAAATTCTTACCTCCAGTAAATACAGATAAAAATTTGTAATATGGAAGACTTTGACGGTTTAGGAATTTAATGAATTCTAGCTGGGTTAGTGTAATTGGAAGCACCGACAGTCTTATAAACTGTGTGCCCTAGATGAGGGCCGAGCATGGGTTCAATTCCCATACCCAGCATATTTTTTTTTTGATCTTTTACATTTTAGGGGTGGTAGCTCAATGGTTAGAGCAGTCGGCTCATAATCGATAGGTTGACGGTTCGAATCCGTCCCGCCCCACATTTTCGGAACGGTAACTCAATGGTAGAGTAGCGCCCTTTTAAGGCGTAAGTTCTGGGTTCGAGCCCCAGTCGTTCCATATTAAATAGCTCTTTAATACCTAGGTAGCACAGCGGTAGTGCAGCGCACTGTTAATGCGCGGGTCGTTGGTTCGAATCCAACCCTAGGTGCCATTTTAAAAGTCTCGTTCGTTCAAGGGATAGGACCGAAAACTTCTAATTTTCTAATGTAGGTTCGAGTCCTACACGAGACATACATTTAAATATACAATAACGTCGCCATCGTCTAACGGTTAGGACACATGGTTTTCATCCATGTAATCGGGGTTCGATTCTCCGTGGCGATGCTTTATATTTTTAGTTGCCGGTCTATTAATCCCCTCTATACTTTTCATAACTCTATGTCTAAAATTCAATTACCTAAAAACATAGGTCAAGGCAAACCAGCTAAAATTAAGGAAAATGTTCAGTATTTTGATACATCTCATCATGGTTCATTTTTTCCTTTTGGTGTATATTTCACTACTACTCATGGAGTAATGCCTTCTACTATTCATATTAACAAAACGTATACAGAAGATTTAATTTTCTTTTTAAGAGAAAAAGGCGAAATCTTTCAAGATCTTGTCTCTATTCCTGCAACTTCTCCTCGATCCATGACTCTTAGTATGTATCAAGATGACTTTGAAACAGAAGAGCCAGAATATAAAGGTACTTTCCTTTATAAGGATTGTGTAATTAATTTTCAAAGAACACCTTCTCGTAAACATAAAAAGTCTGCTGAAACACCACCGCTTTTTACTATCTCAATTTATTATAAACCTGGTACTACACCTCCAGTAAAGGATTTTGATAAATTTTTATTTGAAGAAAAACTTAATAGTGTAATTCATACTATTTTTCGAGATGAGCACGGAGGAATTGTTTTTGAGCCTTTTGAAACTGTTGTACCTGAAGGTTATTCAGTAGAAAAATATTACACTAAAGACTTTCAACCGATTCATAAACATATTGTTGATACTCTTCAAAAAAATGAATCTGGGTTATACCTCTTTCATGGGGAGCCTGGAACTGGTAAAACAACTTATATTAAATACTTAGCAAGTGTTCTTAAAAGAGATGTAATTTATGTTCCGGTTGCTTTTATCGACTCTCTAGTTGATCCGTCGTTCTTACCAGCATTGCTTAAAAAGCGTCATTCGGTTCTTGTTATTGAGGATGCTGAAAAAGCCTTATTAGCTCGAGAGCCAGGCGATTCGTCCTCCCTTGTTTCAGCTATCCTCAATATAACTGATGGTATTATGGGTAATGTGTTTAGTATATCGGTTATAGCTACTTACAATTCCCCTAGAGCAGGGATTGATAAAGCTTTGCTTCGTAAGGGAAGATTAAAGGGAGAGCATAAATTTGATAAACTTCCCGTAGAACAAGTTCAAAAAATTCTGGATGATAATAAGATTAATTTTACCGCTAAAGAGCCTATGTCCTTGGCAGAAATATTTAACACCCAAGAGCCCGACTCTTTGAATACTAAATCTTTAGTCGAAGAAAAAAGAATGGGCTTTTTTTAAAAAGTTAGTGGAAAAGCTTAAAACCTCATATATTATTAAACGCGTTATGAAAAACACAAACATCACGACAATGAACCTCGAACAGATCGCTGACTTCTACATTCCGGCCAATGCGCCTAAGAATGTTAAGTCCTGCATCGTCGAGAACTACCTCGATACAACACGTTACGAGTTTCTCGGTTTCGTTGATCGCTCGAACACCGCTGTTCTTCGCCAACGCTTTCATAGCGTTCGTGATAACAACGGCCGTTTCGCTAAGATCCGCGCTACCCGTAGTGCTCGCTAAGTTGTTGTAGCGTTACACGAACCCGGCTTTGAGCTTGACTTAAGGCCGGGTTCCTTTTATACTAACAGTATGAAAAAATTAGAAAAAACGTTTGTTAAAAAAGGATTTAAATATACCCAAGTTGAACGTAAGGGAGAGTTTGCTATCTACAAACAAGAAAGCGCTAAAATAAAAGACTCGAAGGCTAACTACGAAGTAGTGCAAATTAAGTCTCATAACGGCTATGAGATCGGTGGCTCAAAAATTGCCGCAGCTGAAGTCTACCCCGGCTCTACTCAATGGGGCATTCTTGGATGGACTCATCTTGATCTCCCATCTGCTGAAAAAAGATTTAAAAAGCTTATTCGAGGATCGAACTAACTAGGTCTTCAAAAGATTCTTTTTTAAGAAACTTTTTAATTTCTTTTTTAGGCATTTCTTTAGCTACTTTTTTAGCAGCACCTTTAACACCCTTTTGACCCTCTTTGGCTCCCATTACGGCACCAAAAAATTTACGCTGTTTTTCTGACTTTGCTGGCATATTATGATTAATTAAGCAATATATTACTAATGGCCGCTAAAAAACAAACACGTCAAAAAAGAGTGGATCTAGTCTGTATACTGACTGGTGAAATAATACCTAAGCAGCCAAGAGCGCGGGTTGAGAAACAGGCCAAGAAACTTAAATTTGATGATGTTGAAGATTACATCAATTATTTTATAAGCAGGGATGCTCGTAAATTATTATCGAAAGGTAATTCAGAATTAGAAATTCGTAAACAGTTTAATTGTAAAGAAACAAAGTCAATACCTTTCCCTATACTGAAGTGTTACGTTAAGAAATTTAAATCGAAGGACGCTGTAGATAGAAAGCGACAAAAGAAGGTCGCAGAAGAGTACAAACAAAAGCCTATTGTAATGCAATGGAAAGGTTCTGAGCCTATTAGTATGCTCAAGAACAAAGAAATGTGCGAACAGGTAACTCAGTTTGCTTGTTGGAGGCCGGACATATATCTTGATTTAGGATGTGAGGCCTGTATACTTAAAGACAATTGCGCCTGTCCTATTAAAAATCTCAAGCGGAAACCTAATGATAGAAGAGTTAAAAAAGCTAAAAGTATTTGATCGAATCACTTATTTCGATAAAGACCATACATATAAAATTGATGGTCAGCCTAGCGCAAGAGTTTCAGTAACTGGTCTTGTTGGGTCTGTTAAAGAGAAGTTTGACGAAAATAAATGGTCAGCAATTAAGGCTAAGGAGCATGGTATTACACCAGAAGAGATGAGACTTGTCTGGAAAAAAAATAACCAGATGTCTACCTACCAAGGTTCTACTCTTCATAACTACATTGACAATTATTATCAGAATAAAGTAGTTCCGTACAACCGCAATCTTGCTGAAGCTATTTTAGGGCAAACCTTGCATGAAATGATGCAAAAAAATCTTGTAGTCCTTGTTAAGCAGTTTAATAATTTTTACAATACTACAAAAGATTATATTCTACCTATTAAGAACGAATTTGTGGTTGGAGATCTATCAAATACAAAAGTATGCGGTATGCTGGATATGCTCGCATACAATACTGAAACAAATGCATTTGAAATTTACGACTTTAAAACTAATAAACGTTTTAGTTTAGAGTCAGAATACGAAAAAAAGCTCCTACCCCCTGTAGAGCATCTCGACGAATGTGAATTTAGTTCTTATAGCTTACAGCTATCTTTGTACAAAATATTCATAGAAAAGTATACTAGTATTAAGATCGGGGATATTAAAGTTATTTGGTTCTCGGTTAACAACGAAGACTATAAAATAGTGCCTTTGAAGTTTATGCCTGATGAATGTGCGGCAATAATGGAAAAGTTCCTAATTGAGCAGCGCGTTTTATAATAGGCGGCTAAATAAAAGGTATACTGCTAAAGTTACAAGAAACACCACTGGGATATACAAAGCTGTTAAGAATAGACAAGCCCCTAAAATACTTAGCCATAGAGCTAAACAGAGCGGGCAAGTGATTAACTCTATTAAAAACATACAAGCATTACAATTAAAAAGTAAGTTACGCTTAACATAGAGATATTGAGGAAAAGTTAAACCGTCTGTATTAGTGTCATAACCAGCTAGTAGTTTTTTTAAACCTAATACCTTACAATACGCTGGAAAAGCTCCAGAATTAAACCAAACTATCATAATAGTTACTAATAAAGCTATTACTTTAAGAAAAACTATTAAATCTACCATAAATATACTTATAAAGATATATGAAATTTGACACCCTTTACAGAAACGTATTTATCACTGAACAAGATGATTTATCTGTTCCTACTGATGAGCCCATGGATGGAGATATGACTGGAGAAGAGCCAGCACCAGAGCCTGCTGCTGACGGAGTGCCAATGCCTGATAATTTTGATGTAGACCCTGCGCCTGTAGCTTCACCAGCTGGCGATGCCGGAACTGTTAAGAATCATGTTATGAAGCTCGATCAATTTGCTGATGAATTGAACGGTATTGATACAGGTTCCCTTCAACAAATGGTAACAGACCTTGACAAACAAGGTTCATTATTTCAAGGAATTTCTCGAGAAACATCTTCAAAGATTATTAAACTCGCAGAACAAGCTAGAGAGTTATCAGAAATCTTTAAAGGTTTTATTATTAATTCAGCTAAACGTCAAAGAGATATTGCTGCCGGCCAAGGTTAATATATAATATAGAGGTGGAAGGACTACCTCAAGATTATGTTATACAGGCTCTTTACTCTCACTGTAAAAGACCTGTATACAAAAAGTATCAAAGAGTTTACAACGCAGAGTGCTGTGTTTGCGGGGAAGGTCATTCTGCTGGTCGTAAGCGTCGTTTATTTTATTTTCCAGACGATCGGTATTTTTATTGTTTTAATTGTAGTAGGTCTTGGTCTGAGCTTAATTGGATTCATGAGATTTCTAAAAAACCTGTTCATGAAATTTTAAAAGAAACTAAAATGTTTCATAGCAGTAAAGAGATTCAGACTAAAATTGCTAAACAAAACGAAGTCGTAAAAGTAGTTGATGTACCCGCGCTTCCTGATGACGCAATTGATATATTTGATAGCAATCAGGTAGCCTTTCATAAAGAAGAAAAACTCGTTAAGAGTTCTATTGAATATGCCCAAAAAAGAAGACTCTTCACTGCTGTAAATAGACCGAAATCTCTTTATGTATCTTTAAGGGATAAAGTGCATAAAAATCGACTTATTATACCCTTTTATGGGGAGTTAGGTAAAGTGGAGTCCTACCAGTCTCGGAGTTTAGATGGGGATGTATATCCGAAATATCTAACAAAGTACGGAGAGAAGAGTCTTTACGGTGAAAACAATATAGATAATGATATTCCTTATATCTTTATCTTTGAGGGTCCAATTGATGCTATGTTTGTTAAGAACGCTGTAGCTGTTGGCGGTGCTTCAATGACTGATAAACAAGAAGCCTTTATTAAGAAATGCGTCGATAAAGAAATTATCTACGTTTACGATAATGATAAGAACAATAAAGAGATGTCTAAGAAGATTAAGAATCTTATTAAACAAAATAAAAAACTTTTTGTATGGCCTAAAGAGTTTAAGAAGTTTAAAGATGTGAACGAGATTTGTTGTAACCTTTGCTTAGACGAATTACCTTACAAATTTATTGTACAGAACTCCTATTCGGGAGTAGAAGCCTTAATGAAACAAAAGTCTACTTAAGATTGCTTACACAGAAGTTAACAGCTTTTAAAAACTTATCTTTATAATTACGGATAGGTTTAACTTCTATATCTGTCTCTGCTTCTTCAATCATTTGAAGTCTTGAAAACTCCTCTTTAAGAGACTTTAAAAATTTTTCAGAGAACTGAATTTGTTTCGGGTAACGAACCCTTGTAACAAACTTCATAGTTCTCGGAAAAAAACTTTCGCAAAGCTGATCAAACTTATTCATATTAACCGTAAAGTTTAGCGCCGCCGAATGCTGCTAATGCACCTAAAGCTTGAGTTGCATAATCTAAACGACTTTTACCTGGTTCTTTTCCGAGAGCATTAGCTACTAGCCCGTTTGTTACTTCCCATTGTTTTTTATTTGTATATTTAACAATAACATCTCTTTCTTGAGCGCCGTTTTTCTCCACACTTTTATTATTAAGAAAATCCCGTAAGTTTTTCGCTGGTTTCGGTGAAGCACTTTCCCATAAGTTTTTTAAAACATCTAAAATTAAAATATTTTTTCCTACTGCACGGGCATCTTGACCTGCAATATAACCTTTAGTAACAATAGGGAATATTCTATTAATATCAGATTCTGTAACTTCCCCTAAACCGAGCTCTTTATGTTTTGCTAAAATATCTTTTAACCAATCTTGAGAATTCTGTTGTAATGCTGGTGACGGTAGAGGTGGTGCACCTGCAGGTGTAGCGACCGGTGTTGGTTTAGGCTGCTCTAAAACTAAATGTACTGTTTTTTCAAAATTAAACATAGTGATAGTATTATTATTTAATACAAATCACATATTAGCTAGCAGAGAACCATCTTCTTCATGAAAGAACTTACCGGAAGGTTTAATATACATAGGTATCTGTTCAATACGTAGATCTGGAGGACCTTCAAGTGTAATAACAGCAGGACAATCTTCTCTTGGAAAGAAAATACCTTGATTCTTTTCATACGTACCGACAACAGCTCTAAAAAGATTGTCAATTTCTTGTCGATAAATAGGATCTAAAGCTCGGCCTTTTTTAGGTACTATTGTTATTTCCTCTCTTAACGGTATATAAAATATAATATCAAACATTTTTATGGCTTGAAAAGCAATATGCTTAGTATCCATAATAAACTCATCAGATACTTTGCCCTTTTCATTAAGCCAAAGGGAATAAACAATGTTATCTATAACACAGCGATCAAATACTAAAAAGTCATCTCCTTTTGCAGTAGCATTTTGAGTATCATCTATAATTGCATTTAAAATAGCTTTTTGAGAATCAGCTGTACCCTCTTCGTTATTAGTTACCTTACCAGTCTTAATAAGTTTACGATAAGTCGACTTAACCTCTTTGTACATAGGCCATCTTTTAATAAATTCTTTAATTAGTGTACTCTTTCCGTTACACTGTGTACCCATAAATGCAATTTTCATAATTATACCTTAAGGGCTTTATCCCAGATTACCAACTGTAATCTTGGAGAAAAGTTTACATGCATAGCTTTAGCATATTCTGCTACAGCAGTACTTTTTTCAACGTGCTCTTCTCGAGAACCACAGCAGGGCATAAACCAAATACGGAATAAAGGTACGTTAATACCTAAATCATCATAAACATACTTACGCCAAATTTCTTCAATATCTTTATCAGAATTAATAACAAATTTAAACCCTGAACCATTTGTAACATGCCATTTCAACACTTCAGGTTTATAAGTTTTCTCCTCCGGATCTCCGTTTGAAATAAGCTTAGGAGAGGTAGTAAAGGTTGCTTTAAACTCTTGCCGCCAACGAGGAGAGGGGGTTAAAGTAGCATTAGTTTCAAAGTCGATACGAGGTATAAAATGATACCTGTCTCTAAAAGCTTCAATAAACTTTAGCAATTGCTTTTCCTGAATAAAGGGCTCTCCACCTGTAAGTTTAAGAATAGCATTATGGCGAAGATGTTCAATATAGTTATTATTCTCCATTAACTCAAAGACCTCAGTAAAGGTCTTTTTATTCTTTACCGACCAAGATACAAATGAGTCACAACCATTAGGTGAATCCTCTGATGCAAAGCCAATACAAGTTAAATTACACATAGACATCCGCATAAAAACAGATGGCTGACCAATATATTCCCCTTCACCTTCAATGGTATAAAATACCAAATCGTCAGATAGAAATAATGTTTCTTTATCGTTATCAATCATAAATTAACCTCCAATAATAAATTTAAAAAGTAAAGAACAGATTACAATAGCAATCCATCCAATAGGATTAAACAATAATAGATAAAGTAAGGCAAAAATCAAGACAGATACTAAAGATAAAAATTCCCAAAAACCTATTTTACGATCTTTAAGCCATACTTGTTCAAATTTAGCTGTAATTACTTCAAGGTCTTTTTTCATAGATTGCACTATTTAGCTCATGTTCCCACACTTCAACTCTATTAAGCCAGCAACGACCTACAGACATATCTCTTATCATAGGATCAACAGTCTTAAAACACCATTCAGCCGTCTTTTCAATACCTACACCATCCATAACACGAAGCTGGCAACCTCCATTATCCGCTAATTGAATAAAACTAGGTAGCAACGGATCATCTTGAGCAATACAAAGAGTGTGATCAAATTGATCCTGTAATAACCTTTTAACGTCTTTTAAGCCTCCAAAATTTATAACCCAATTCTTATCATCTAATCCCTGACATCCAAACCAAAACTTAGCTTTAAGCTGATATCCATGTACATATTTACAATGAGTACCTTCAGCTCTCCACTGCCTGAAGGCACAAGAGCCAAGTTCTATAATCTTAGTTGATTCAAATCTAACCATTTTAAGCTTGCTGTAAAGGTACTATATTAAGATCACCTCTAAAAAAGTTAAACACATCTTGTGTCCATTTATCTTCGTAATTTTCTTCTTCGTAAAAAACAATATGATTAAGTTTAGTAGAGCCATTTAATTGCTGTTTAAGCTTTTTAGATAGAGTAACCATTTTATTAATATCTCTTTCAGACCAATTTGCTCCAACATTAATGGATGATGCAAACAATAAAGCTTCGAGCAATGTATTAGCTTCCTCCTGTTTAAGATCTAAGGTTACGGTACTACTAGTTTTCATATAGAGGTATTATACTACCTCTGGAACTTATTTCAACTTTTTATTAAACAAGTTATAGATACCGTTATCAAATTTTCCGTAGAGGTCTACAATTATTTGTTTTCTTTCTGCCTCTGAAACATGTTTGTACATATCTCTAATTTGGGTAGCACTTGTTATATTTTTACCTAAAACTTTAAAAGGGAAAACAGGGGCAACAGTAATGTATCCCTTTTCCCCTAAAGGTAACATTTCGTTAGCATCTTGAAGTTTTTGAAAATAGCTTGGTGAACCGTCTTTTTTTGGTTTGTATGAAAATCTATCTATATCTTTTTCTGATACAGCATATATAAGTCTGTCTTTTAAGTCGTTATATTTTAATGTAATTTCTTTTGCTACATAAGGAGACACAACCTGTACAATTTTATCAGCTGGTACACCGGCCTTGACTAAAGCTAACTTGCGCTCTTGAAAGCTAAAAGGAGATTTTTCATCAACTTTATTACTTGTAGCTACATACACATCTGCCCCTGGGTACTGCTCTACAAGAGAATTATAGACCTGAGCATGCCCTCTGTGGGCTGGTTGAAAGCGGCCAGGGTAAATTACAACTAGCTTGCCATTTCTAGTTTGTTCTGTAAAAAACTGATTAAATGCTATCATTTAAATTTTTCCTCCCTTGAGATAGCAAAATTAGCCCGAGAAAACTCCAATCGATCTACAAGCTTTACCATATTACCAGATCTATCTACAGCTACAAAGCCCTCTCCGGGAGTAACCTTTAATGTACCATCAGGCTGAGTTAAAAATTGTTTTGTCTTGATAGCAGTACTATATTTGTTAAAGAAAATCTTTTTTATGTCTGCTATTTTTTTGGTAAGATTAAAAATATTAACAATAGACATTTTATTTGTATTAAAAAACTTTATAGCTTTATTTTTACCTTCAATTTTTTTTTGCTTACCTGCTTCAGATTTTAATTTTTCAATTTCTTTATCTACCCGGCCATTATACCACTCTATAAACCCGTTAAACGTTTCTTCTGGATTTTCAACAAATTTACCTTGACGTATAAGGGTATTAATATAGGTATTTGCTAAAGTATAAAAATTATTAGGTAAACCGACCCAATCAGTTATACCCGCTATCTTCTGTATTGAATTCAGACCTTCAGATACTGCTGTTTTTTCATCATCAGTTAATGTAACAGTGCCAGACATGTCTTTAAACTTTGCATCGTCAAACCATACATCAGGGGATTGACTAAACTCAGAAACATTAACGTCAGCAGATTTAGAAAGCTGTTGTAAGTTAGGTCCTGTGTAGCGAGTATGAAACACAACACCAATTTGGGCTGTTTGTATTTTTTTACCTAACTCAGAATCTACCTCTACAGCGTATGTAATTGTATTAGGTTTGAAGGTTATTAATTTTTCTCCTTGAAACTCTATTTGCTGCAATGTTGCCTTATCAAACATGAAATCACCTTGATAAACATTGCTTTTAATAACTTTTGGTAAATAAAGTAGTGCTAACCTCATCTTTTCAACTAAGCCTGGTGCTTGGCTGTAGTTTTGCTGAATGTCTTGATTCGTGTAACATATCTTTGGTGTTTTGGCCGCAGCACTCTTTGTTGCAACAAAGAACTTGTTATTTTCAGGGTTATATCCACATATTATAGCAGGGGCACCGTCATATTTGACTGTTGTAAAAACACCAGAATCCGCATTACCGTTAAATGTCTCGGTTAAAGCCTTAATAAACTCTACAGCAATATCTAGACCTGCTTTCTGTTGAGTTAAAATGTACTCTTCAAGATGGGTAAGATGCTTAATAATACCTTCTTGTTGCTCAATGACAAGATATTTACTAATACTATCTTTATAAAAGCTATTGAAAGCTTGTTCAATCATAACGCTCTATTATTTAAGCGTTAAGAGATAGCGTAGTCTATTAATAACAGCTAGAATTTCGTCTCTAATATTGAGACAATCAGTATCCTTTACAGGGTCGTGCATTTCATTGAATGGACCAGATAGGTAATCGTTTAACTGAATTAAAATATCCTCAAGATCTATTTCATCTTGATTAACTAAACCTAAATCAATAGGGGTTTCAAAGGTTAATCTTCCGTATTTGCCTTGATGAACTTCAACTAAACTATCAATTAATCCGTCAAGGCCTTCATACGCATTACCTAAAGCTTTATGAGCAGCATAAGAAAGAGTCTGCCAATGCAGTATTCTCAACTGATTCTGTATTTTAATTAAATTGACAATTACTTTGTCCATTAGACAGCTGGCTGTTGATTTGGAGCAGGTTGTTGCCCGGGTTTAGCAGCTTGTAATGCCTGCATTTTTTGTAAAGCTATTTGAACCTGTTGTTCTGTTTTAGCAGCAATTAGCTCTTGTACTATTTTTGGATCCAATGGAAGCTGTTGAGCTGCAGCAGCGCTAGGCGCTGGTTTTGGTTGTGGCTGTCCAGGTGTAACGGGCAGCATTTCTTCTATTCTTTTATAAACGGCATCAAATTTACTCATATGTATTATTTAATCGGGAACAATATATTTCTAGAATCTATTTGGCGAAGTCCCAATCTTCCATACATGCACTTAAACATTATTTTCAGTTAAATCCACTGATCCTAAAGAAAAAGTTTTAGATTTTTTATTCTTCTTTTGAAAGCTGTAAAGGGCATTCTTATTCAGAAACTTTTGTAACTTAGAGCTCACCAGACGGTTTACATTGAGAGTTCGGGTTAATGCCATTTCTGTGTCGGGGGAGTCAAAGGAACTAACTTTAACCCAGGGTACAGGTAATACCTTCAAGATAGTTTCAAAGTGCTTGTCCGTAAAGCCTACACCTTTAGGCAAAGGATGTATGACAAAAGCTTTTGGGTATTTTGAGCTGCATTTTTGATAACCGTAACAAAACTTTTCTAAGCAATAATGATAAAAGAATTTTTGTATATCTTTGTTTTTAAAACTATAAGGTATTTTATATTTCTTACAAAATGCATAAGACTCTTTAAGAGCTTCTATAAAATAAGGATAATAATCAATCCCACATACTCTTGATTTAGGATATTCTATAAAATGCATTATTATAATAATGCTTGAACCTGCTCGATACTCAAGCCTTCTTTTAAAGCCTCTTCTGCTGTTTTGTAAAGTTCAGCAATAATATTATTAATTTTTTCTTCGTAACGTAAGACTGTTTTATGATTTTCTTTATTGTAGTTCAGTTTGGAGGCAGATTCAAGAACAGCAGTTTGATTAATGAGGTCTAGCTTAGAACCTAAATACTTTTTAACTTTGAGAATAGTTTTTGTTTCTGGAGAATAAGCAGCTAGCTCTTGTTCAGTTACTGGCTCTTTAATCTTATCACCGTTACTGTTTATTATGCCTAGTTTGTAAGCTTCAAAATCTTTAAAGTTTTTGTTAAGGGAAGAGAGAAGAAATTTGTTTTTCATAGATTCATTAAACATTTTATTATAATCAATACCATGAAGATGGATATCTGAAAATGGGTTTAACTTACAACCCTTACCATAAGAGGTAGAACCGCAATAAGAACACCTTTTAGGATCTTGAGGATGAAAGTGAACCCCCTTAGGCGCAAATCTACATCCCTTGCCGTAAGAGGTTGAATTGCAGTACAGACACCTTGAGACAGGCTTGAACACAGATACTTTTTCACTAACTGGAGTCATTGTGTATTATTTAAGGAGGCTCTTAGGGGGAGTCCCTATGCGTACGTTGATTATTCCGTTGTAATAGTCATCTCTTCGGAGAACGTCTCGTGCTATTTGTTCTTTAATTTCTTCATATCCGAGCTCCCATTTTGATCCGCATATTTTAAGAATACGAAATTCAAAATTATCTTTACCGTGCTTTTGAATATCTTCGTTTAAATCGTTAGAAGATGAAGTATAAGTCTTCCAATCTGATTCTTTATGATCAATTCTATTACGAGTCTTACCTTTAAGAGGTTTGCGTTTAATCTTACGTATACACTGCTTTTTACCAATATATTTTTTGCCGTTAACTTTGTTGGTTATTTCATAAATAAAACCAAACATGTTTTCAAAAATATAAACATCTTCATTTAGTAACCAATGCCCGGTATCCATTATTAACTTTTACGTTTATTTTTACGTTTCTTTCTGCGCTTAATTAAGCCCCCACGTGTAACAATACCACCGTATAAGCTCTTAGGCACTCGGGCATCCCCAGGTGCATAATTATCTCCGGAGAATTGAGTAGCCGTCGCCTGCACACCTGGACCGAAAGCTGAACCTGCACCACCAGCCATATTCTCTTCTTTTAATACATTTAGGATTATATTTTTTAAATTTATCATTTCACCTGCCCCCTTCTACATCTCACCATATAACCAGATGCATATGCAGATGGAAATACTTTATATTTTCTTTTAGCCTTGTAGTAACACCTATCTTTTTTTTCTAAGATTTGTTGTTTAAAAAATTCTTTAAATGTTTGCATTTGGAGTATTTATTTCTTTTTAGACCATTTAATTCTTTTTGGTCCTTTTTTCTTTACTTTTGATCCAGTACATTGAGATAAAGTCGGTCGACAAGCCGGGTAGCCCTTAGAGGGGCCCTTAGTACCTTTTTCTCTACCACAAGGAACAAGTTTACCCGGCTTTGATTTTTTACAGTTTATCCAGCCTTTGCCCTTATTTCTCTTGAACCATTTATGAAGAGACTCTTCGTTTAACAGCTCTGTTACTGTATTAATAAAGTCTAACATACTATTATTTAAGTTGTTTACTCTTTAAAAGACTCTATTATATTAGGTAATAGTTATGGAAGAACAGGAACAAACACCAATTTCATTAATTGCAAAATACAACGACGAGATCAAAAAATATGTATCTGTTGATGAATTTAACATGAAACAGATACAAATGGATCTACCAGCTACTCGTCACTACTGGGTTGGTCGTCTTATGTTTCATAAACAAGAAATTTTAAAGTTAAAGAGACTCCGGAAAGAAGCTCAGAAAAAAATTGCTGACAGATTGGAGCATGAATCCCCTGTTGGCCTTAACCCTAAGACCTTAGAACAAGCTCAACAGCATCATCCGCTTGTAGGTAAGATCGACGGTCAAATTGCTGAACATGAACTTGTTGTTGAGTATCTAGGAAAGATTGAAGCTAACTTTAGATCTATCTCATTTGATATTAAGAATCTTATTGAGATAGTTAAGCTTGAGACAACATAATGGTACAAATAACTCTTGATTACGACTCCACTCGAAAGAAAGGTATAATAGTCTCAGATTACTTACCGAATATTAGAGAGCATTTTTCAGTTGAAGACAAACAACAAGTCTTTAAGCGCCGTTATGCTATAGGTTATAGACCTCAGACCAGACTTTACGCAATAACCCCTCAGGGTAGGTTTGAGACTCGTTTAGTTTTTTCTATTCTAGAATTTTTACAAAATCAGGATATTAAATTTAATATTGAATTAACAGATAAGTTTAAAGAAGTAATTTTTATTCCTGAATTAAAAGAGAATTTAACAAAATTAAATCTTGACCTTAGAGATTATCAAGAAGAGTCTGTTAGGTTAGCTTTAAAGAATAAATCAGGAGTTATTATTTTGCCTACCTCAGCAGGTAAAACTCTTGTTATTGCCACTTTAGTAAAATCTATCCAGGATCAACATGACTTCAAAGCTCTAATACTTGTCCCTGATATACAGCTTGTTGCACAAACATACTCTGACTTTATCGATTACGGAATACCGGAATCTGAAATTACTAAGTGGACTGGCTCTACAGAACCAGATAAGAATGCTAAGATAGTAATTTCAAATGCACAAATTTTACTCTCTGAAAAACAAGACCTATCTTTACTAAAAGATATTAAATTGCTTGTTATTGATGAGGTACACAAACTAAAATATGGAAACAAAATTAACAAAGTTGTTGAGCAAATTCCTGCACTTTTTCGCTACGGATTTACAGGAACTCTGCCAGACTATAAAATCGACCAATGGAACATTTTCGGGAAGATAGGTAGAGTTATATATTTTAAAGAATCGATAGATTTGAGAGATCAAAATTATATCTCTCAAGTTCATGTAGCTGCTTTAAAATTGACCTATAAAAACACTCCTCAATTTACTACTCCCTCTATGCATAATCCAACTGCGGGTTACGAGGAAGAGATAACTTGGTTACAAACTAACCCGTATAGAAACGCAATTATTATAAAATTAGTCAATAAGTCAGATAAAAATACTCTTATTATGGTAGATAGAATTGCTCATGGAGAAGAGTTATTAAGGGTATTACAGGAAAGTACTAAAAAACAAGTACACTTTGTTCATGGCGCTGTTGAAATTGAAGAACGAGAAATGATTCGTAAGCTTATGGAAGAACACGATAATGTAGCTTGTATAGCTATCTCTAAGATATTCTCTACCGGTATTAATATTAAGAACCTACATAATATTATTTTTGCTGCTATTGGCAAAGCTCGTATTAAAATTATTCAGTCTATTGGCAGAAGTTTGAGAAAACATTCTAGTAAAAAATTAGCTACAATTTTTGATATTTGGGATAATCTTCGTTATGGTAATAAACATATGGTAGAAAGATTAGCTCTATACGATAGAGAACAAATACCTTATTCCGTTACTGAATTAACGGAGAGTTGATTTATTGTTAATTTATAATAGACTTACTTATTATGCCGTTTCCTCGTAAAAGAAAAATAAAAGATGAAGAGTTTGTTAATGATCCAAACGAAGAGGATTTTACCTCTTTGTGGGATTCTGAACCAAAGAAAAAAAAGAAACGGGTAAGGAGAACTAAGGAAGAACTAAAACCTAATTACGTTGACCCTATTGAGATGGAAAATTTTATTATTCAGTACTACGAACAGGGAGGTAAAGATATACCCTCTGAACTAGCTGACATGATTCAAAAAATTGCTACCCGTCTTGGTTATGCACAAAATTTTATTAACTATTCTTACAAAGAAGAAATGATTGGAGATGCTATCATAAAGATGATAACAGCAGTAACCCGTCAACGCTTTAAATGTAGGTCTGGCTATAACCCCTTTTCATATTTTACTAAAGTAGCTTATAGAGCTTTTCAGAATCGTATTAAAAAAGAAAAGAAAGAGCATGACACCATTCATCGCTATCAAACAGAGGTATACACACTTTTGACTGAGTCAGGTCAAATACCATCTCAGAAAAATACTAAGTTTGATACAGACTATGATGACTCATACCGTCAAGAAAACGCCTGATGCATTTTAGTTCAAACAAAGTAGCTTGTATTTCTGACATACATTTAGGGGTGCATCAGAATGCACATACCTGGCATGAAATAGCTTTAGATTTTGCTCGATGGCTTGATCAAGAGTTAAAGCTTAGAGATATCAAGGATATTATTATAGCTGGTGACATCTTTCATAATCGTCATGAAATCGGAGTTAATACTATCCATTGTGCTCGCAAATTCTTTGATACACTCTCCAACTACAACATTGTAACTATAACCGGCAATCATGACTGCTATTACAAAGATAAGTCAGATATTAACTCAATATCTATTCTTAATGGGTATAAAAATGTCACTGTATATCAAGAGCTAGCTACCCAGACAATAAACAACAAAAAGTTTGTATTCTGCCCTTGGGGAGTAGATTTACAAGAAATTCCTTTATGTGATATTATTGTTGGTCATTTCGAGATTCTTAATTTTAAAATGAGTTCTCACAAAGTATGTGATCACGGGTTAGAGAGTGATTCATTACTAGAAAAATCTAAGCTTGTCATTACTGGGCACTTCCATTGCCGGGATCATAGAAAGTATTCAAATGGCAAATCAATTATCTATCTTGGTTCACCTTATGAGTTAGATTTTGGTGATAGAGAGCAAACAAAAGGTTTTACTATTTTAGACACTGATGATCTATCTCTGGAGCTAATAGAAAACAACATAACACCTAAGCATAAAAAAATTAAGATATCTGATCTTCTTGATAATAAAATTAACTTAGAAAACGTTTCTGGTGAATTACAAAATAACTTTGTCAGTCTTTGTATTGATAGGAACGTAAATGAGCAAGTTCTTAATTTAATGCTCTCAAAATTTAATCAATATAAGCCTAGACATGTTCGAACTGATTTTAATATTTTTGAATCCGTACAGTTATCTGCTACTGAGCTTAATGAAGTATCCATAGATATTGATACAGCTTTGCATGAGTTTGTTAATCTTTTAGATACACCCGTGCCTAAGAAGGATATTCTCGATAAATGTATAGATCTTTATAGAATATCCCAAACCGTAAATGAGCACTAAAATTGGAGTAGGAATTATAACTTGTGATAGACCTGATTACCTTAAAGGTCTTCTTAATTCTTTAGACGGGGTAAATATCGATTGTCTTTACATCATTAATGATGGTAAACCTTTAAAAGAGCACAATCTTAATATTGAGCTAAATGAGAGACTTTGTTTATATGAACAAATACCTCAAAGACAAGGGGTTGCGAAAGCTAAAAACCAGGCAATGAAGTATCTTCTTAACAAAAATTGTGATTATATTTTTGTAATAGAAGAAGATATGCTAATCTTAGATAAAGAAGTATTTAACAAGTATATCGAGGCGCATAAACTATCAGGCATTCATCACTTTAACTACGGGCCCGGATCACCTTTTAATCGTAAACAAAATATTCAATTTGATCTTTATAATAGACATTTACTCAAACAAGATACGGAAGTTAATCCAAAGCTCATTATTGAATATTCTAAAGATATTAAAGTAGCTCTATATGAACATACTGTTGCTATGTTTTCTTTTTTTACTAAAGAAATTTTAGAAAAAGTGGGGTTAATTGACGAGCAGTTTTATAATGCCTGGGAGCATGTAGACCATACATATAGGATCATAAAAGCAGGTTACCATCCACCTTTTTGGTGGTTTGCAGATCTCGCTGATAGTCATAAACTCTTAACAGAAGCACCTGGAGCTATTGATAATTCTTCTATCGCGAATAAATCTGATGAATGGGCTAAAAATGTTTATGGGGGTAGAGAAATATACCTTAAGAAGCACGGACATTATCCCAATCAACCTCCTTTTGTTTCTAAAGAAGAGGTTATAAAAATTATTAAAAAATTAAAGTCATGATATTATCAGAAAATGAATTAGATAGTCAAAATTTAGATGAATTTACAGAACTTTTAAAAGAGTATATAAAGTTAAAACCTTATTGTTTTATAGAGATTGGTTCTATGTATGGCTGGTCTTTACAACATTTTATACATTACAGTGAAGAAGGTTCAACGGGTATTGCAATTGATTTACCAGTCCGACACTTTGTAGGCTCTAATGATTGGAGAGTAGAAAAACAAGAATTAAATTATAAAAATGTTTGGCCTAAATGGGCTAAAGAAAAAAAATGTAAATTGTACTTATTACCTTGTTGTTCTTATAAACCTGAAACGTTATTAAAGGTAAAAGAAATTATAAAAGACAAAAAAATAGATTTTCTTTTTATTGATGGAGATCATCGCTATGAGGCAATTAAAAATGATTATAATTTATATTCACCGCTTGTTAGAGATGGCGGAGTGATTGCTTTTCATGATATCGGAGAAAATGAAGAGGGTGGCGGTCGCATGTTTTGGGATGAAATAAAAAATAACTTCAAACATAAAGAAATTTTAAAGGATTCAAATAAAGGTAAAGGAATAGGTATTTTGTATGTCTAAAATTGCAGTCGGAACAAACCTATTTGGTTATGGTAGTCGCCAAGAATTTGGTATTCAAAGCCTCCTAAAATGTAAGGAAAAAATGCCTGATCAAATTGATCTGTTTAATTTACAATTTAAAAACGAAAAAGATATTCGGGAACAGGAAGGATTTATAACTCTAAAATGTCTAGAAAAAACTAGTAAAGATGTTTGTAACGGTGATAGAGGTTTACCGATTGTACGTGAGATGTTTGATTGTCTTGCAGATCTAAATTACGATTATTTTTGTTTTATTAATTCTGATATAATAGTCTCTTTAAACTTTTTTAAAGAATTAGAAAATAATAAGAGTTATGATGCTTATATCGGTTCTCGATTAGCTATTGAGAAGGAAAACGTAAAAGACCTCAATTTTGAAATAAGACTCAACGACCCAACTTCCCCTGTTAAAAACAGTCATTATCAAGTTTCAGGATTTGATACATTTACAATTAATACGAAGTGGTGGAAAGAAAATCGTAATTTATTTCCAGAATACGTATACGCAGTAGTGTATTGGGATACCCACTACGCCACTTTATTGCTAAAAAACGGTAATACGTTTATGCAAAATAAAAAACCAACTTTATTTCATATTATTCATGAAGATGCATCTTCTGCTCAATGCATCGAATTTACTTACAATCAAAGCACATTTTATAATAATTACAGAGAAGATTTTGATAGATGGCATTATTATTTTTTTAATGTACTCGTAAAACGAGGAGTAGAACAAAATTATTTGCATCCTTTTAAAAATGAGTTAGAATTAGAAAAACAATACTTTAAAACATGATCGTACAAATTACAATGACAAGAAATGAATGCTTTTTGCTTAAAGAACTCTTACCTCTTTGGCAAAAATATGCTGACGGCTTTATATTTTACAACCATTTTTCTGACGACGGTACTGCTGAGTTTTTAGAGGCTAATAAAGAAAAATATAATATATTAAAAGTAATTACCCCCGATCCTAATGAAACAGACCCGTCAAATCCTTACGCTATTATGGAAACATCTATGCGTCAACAATTATTTGATGAGGCCTTAAAATATACAAATAATATTATCTGTTTAGACAGTGATGAATACTTCGACGGAAAAATGACGAAACAGGATTTAGTATTAACTCTTGAAAAATACCCAAATACTATTTTTTACAGCTTATGGGCACAGTATGCAAGTAAAAACACATTAAGAGTAGATGGTGATTGGTCAAGATCTTTCAACGACCGTATTGGTAACTATCAACAGCGTTTTGAAATACCAATAAGATCTCGACATTCCCTACATATGCCCCCTGCCTTAAATGTTGCTCGAATTAATCCAGAAGATCTTTTTATAGCACATTTACAATGGATAGATAAAAGATGGGTAGGGGTTAAACAGTATTTTTGGAAGGTTACAGATTATGTGATGCATAAAAACTGTGGTTTTACAGATATTGTAGGTAAAGAAGCGTATGATAACTCTATTAATAATTTTACCTGGTCTTATGCCCCTGCTTCAATAGAACTTAAAGTTCCAGAAGATATTTACAAAATTCAAGACATTAAAAATAATTACAAATTAAAAGAAATTGTTAAATTTACAAAACAATATAATATACCTAATCTCGGGGATTGGGGAATGGGTATTTATGAATACTGTTTAAAACATTGACTTACTTTATTTTTAGTATAGAATATACATTATATGGTGACAAAAGAAGAAATATTAAAACTTGTAGGCAGTTTTATAAGTGAAAAAAATGCAAATAAAAAATGGGAAGCAGGCAAAGACTGGGTTCAATATGCAGGTCCCTGTTTTGACGAACAGGAATATATTGCTTCAATAGAAACTCTACTAGATGGGTGGTTAGTTCTAGGTAAAAAGGGTATTAGTTTTGAAAATATTTTTCCAAAACACCTTAATAAAGATTATGGTATACTTACAAATAGTGGTAGTAGCTCTAATTTAATTATGATGTCTGCTTTAACATCAAAGAGACTATACAACTTACAAAAAGGCACCAAGGTTATTACACCTATTGCAGGTTTTCCAACTACAATTAACCCTATTTTTCAATTAGGGTTTGAACCACTATTTGTTGATATAGATCTTGACACACTTAATCTAAATTTAGAACAGGTCGAATTACGTGCAAAAGAAGGAGCAAAGGTTATTACATTTGCTCATGTACTCGGTAATCCTCCTAATATGGATGAATTAATGTGTATTATTGAAAAATATAATCTTATTTTACTTGAAGATTGTTGTGACGCGCTTGGATCTACATATGACGGAAAACCGCTTGGCTCGTTCGGAGAATTTGCTAGCTGTTCCTTCTATCCAGCTCATCATATTACAATGGGAGAGGGTGGGTTTGTTGCCTGTAAGACCCACCAGCAAGAGATTATTGCACGTAGCTTTAGAGAATGGGGCCGCGGTTGTTATTGTATTGGAATGAAAGCTGGTCTACTTAAAAATGGTACTTGTGGAAATAGATTTGATAACTGGCTACCTTCATTACCAGATGAAATTTTTGATCACAAGTACGTATATGATGAAATAGGTTATAACCTGAAGCCTATTGAAGTGCAGGCAGCAATGGGACTTGAGCAAATTAAAAAACTCCCTTATATTAATGAAAGACGTAATCACAATCATAAACGCTTGTGTGAAATATTTAGCAAATATGAAGAGTGCTTTATTATACCTAAAGCAACTGAAAAGAGTGACCCGAGTTGGTTTGCTTTTGCTGTAACTATTAAAGACGGTACTAATTTTAAGAGACGGGATATTATTAATCATTTTGAAAGTAATAAAATTCAAACCCGTCCATACTTTGCTGGTAATATTATGCTGCAACCAGCATATGAGGGTTTAATGAATCAACAAGACGTTATTAAAAATTACCCTAATGCAAGAAAAGTAACTACTGATACCTTTTTTCTTGGAACAAGTCCGGTTATAACCGATGAGCAATTAGATTATATAGAAATAATATTAAAAGATTTCTTTAAAGAAAACTCCCTATTATAATACCTATATGAGTAAACTAGATTTAACTAATACAACCCTGTGGTGTTTAAATGGTATTAATCCTGAGCTCGGTGTACAGGCATTACGATATAGTATGAAAAGTTTACAATTTAAAAAAGCTTTACTATTCTCCCATATCAAACCAAACAATCTAACACCAGATATTGAATTTATTAAAATTGATAAGATTGATCATACAATGTCAAGCTATTTTTCTATGAAGGGAATTTACCCGTATATCGATACAGATTATAGCTTATCAATTCATGATGATGGTTTTGTTATTAACCCACATCTATGGAACCCGGAATGGTTAAAATATGATTATATAGGGGCACCTTGGGCTGTGGGTCATGTACACAGAGTAGGCAATGGAGGGTTTTGTTTAAAGAGTAAAAAGTTTATAGATGTATGTCAAACAGTTCCCTGGAATGGCGAACATGATGATACGCATACCTGTATGACGTATCATGACTATTTTGTTGAACAAGGGTGTAGATTTGCACCGGTGGAAGTAGCAATGAAATTTTCTCTCGAATCTAAGATACCTGAATGTGATTATAATTTAGATAATTGTTTCGGTTTTCATGGTCGAGGGGAGGTCTACCCTACTAATCAAGATGGAGGTCAACAATTTAAAGATAAAATAAAATTGCTTGACAATATACCTTGATTTACCTTATTTTAAGCTATAATATAATATATGAACTCTCATGATAAGCTAAGTATTCTTAAGTCTCTTTTAAATATAGAATTAAAGCACGAACCGTTCACTTACGGTGTTATTGATAACTTTTTGCCACACGATCTTGCTAAAAACTTAGCTAAAGAATTTCCGGATTTTAATGACGAAGTTTGGTTTAACTACAAAAATCAGATTGAAGATAAAAAACTTTTAAGTGATTGGAGAAAATTTCCTAAAGAAACATATCAAATATTTAGTTTTTTAAACTCAAACCTTATACTCGAAACTCTTTCAACAATTATAGGTACAAAATTACAAGAAGATCATGGACTACATGGGGGCGGGTGGCACATTCATGCAAATGGTGGGAAGCTAAACCCTCACTTAGATTATTCGTTACACCCATCACTTAAACTTCAGCGTAAGCTTAACTTGATTGTGTACCTTTGTGAAGACTGGAAGGAAGAATATGGTGGCCATTTCGGTCTCTGGAATTGTGACCCTGAAACTAAAAGAGCAGGTAAGCTACACACAGAACTACCAGTAGCATTTAATAGAGCTGTTATTTTTGATACTACTCAGGGTTCCTGGCACGGCTTGAGTCGTGAAGTTAGTTGCCCTAATGACAAATACAGAAAAAGTCTTGCTGTATATTATTTGTGTGAGCCCCCTGTCAATGCTGACAGTAGAAGCAGAGCTTTGTTTGCTGCAACAGAAGAACAGCAAGACAATAAAGAAATCAAAGAGTTAATTCAAAAACGCTCAGTTGAATCATCAGCAAAAAATGTCTACGTCCAAAAATACAACAATCCCACGTCTACAGATAAACCTGTTTACGTGCAACCCTAAAAAAAACAGATCAAGATTTACTCTTCGTATGATCGAAGAGTTACTGAAATGTAAATATTTAAATCAGTGTAGCCTGTTTATTTACACTGAAAGAGATGGCGTAGACACGTTAAAACAGTTTTTTAGTTCAAAAAAAACAGAGCTTACAACATCTTTAGTTGTTTTAGGAGACTCGAATTACACTGACAGAGTTAAAAATGCACATAAAAGTATAGCTGAATTTTCTTGTAAGATGGATGATGACGTCTTAATGAGTCATTATGTATGGGACTTTTTATTTGAAAGCTTAGATAAGATTACATCAGAACATCCAATTATATCTCCTATTTTTACAAACGGTATTCCATCAGCTAATACCTTTGTTGAAGATTTTATAGAAAGACAAGAAGATGTACAAACCGCTCACAATTGGTTTTTAACAGAACGTATTGCTGACACAGAATGGGGATTAAATTATACACCTATTAATGAAAAACTGAGTAGTATGAAGTTATGGTGTGATAGGGAGTATTGGGAAGCAGTTACGGATATTAATACCGAATGGGATACGAGACCTTTACCCTGGTATTACTTTATGGTACGTGGTGTACATCCTGCTAGATACTCAAGACATTACAATATGTTTATCGCAGATCAAATTATTAACAATAAAGATAAATTTTTTAGAAAAAATAATTACTGGCTGGATACAATTACAGCTCCTTACTTTTGTAATAATTTATTTGTCGCTAAGACAGAGTATTGGAAGAACTCTGCTAATCTGTTTACTGATGGCTGGGATGAAGGTCAATTAACATTACAAATGAAACTTGATAACACTACCCCGCTTTATATAAGAAATGGTTTTGCTATTCATATGGCGTATGGTATGACGCGTAACCAACAAGAAATTGAAACATACTATATGCAACATTTAACATAATATGAAATACGTAATAATTAAAAATAATGGAGATTGTGGTTTGTGTGGTTATGTTTGGCAGGTATTACGAGCAATACATAAGTACCCGAACCGCAAATACTATATTGATTTTTCACAAGGGTGCAAGTATCAAGATGCTTATATTACAGATACCGGAAATGTATGGGAGTACTATTTTAAACAACCAGGGAATTCAACATACCCTCTTAGTAGTGATATCGAGATAATATTAGAATCTATTATAGACGAGCCAGAGAGTGAATTTCGAGATATTTACATGGTAAATCCTACCCTCGAATATATTTCTAACCGTCGTTACGAATTTAATAAAATTCTAACTGAAAATATACATTTACAGCCAGCCATAGAAAAAAAAATACAAAAATTTATTACTGACAATTTCACTAATAAGCGTGTATTAGGTGTACATTTTAGAGGAACTGATCATCCTGATAAGCAATCTGTTTTTAATTACTTTCAAAGTATAAAAGATAAAGCTGCTAATTATGATGTTATTTTCTGTGCATCCGATGAAGAATATCGCATAAATGCTCTCAAAGCTGTTTTTGGAAAAAAGGTAGTAAACTATAATAGTATCCGTAGTGAATCTGAACAACCTCTTCATTATAGTAATAAACCTAAATTTAAAATAGGGGAAGATGTAATAATAGAAACATATATTATGGCTAATACAGATTTTTTATTTTGCTGCAGTAATTCAAATGTAAATTATCTTGCAAGAGCTATAAATCCGAAATTAGAATCGATAGCATTATAACAATATGTCAGATAAAATTTCTGTATTTGGTTCAACGGGGTTTATTGGTAAAAGATTTTGTGAATTATATAAAGATGATGTAGTACAAATTGAACGCAATACATATTCTTCTGATACTAATAATATTTTATATATGATTAGCACTGTAGATAACTACAATGTTCATAGTGATTTACACATTGATGTGGATACTAATTTAACGGTGCTCTTAAAAGTAATCGATAATATTAAAGATAAAAAAGATGTTATCTTTAATTTTATTAGTTCTTGGTTTGTATATGGAAAAAACAACGAAATTCCATTTAGAGAAGATTACTCTAAATGTAGTCCAACGGGATTTTATTCTATAACCAAACATTGTGCAGAACAATTATTAATTTCGTTTTGCGAAACATACGATATCAAATATAGAATATTTCGACTAGCAAATGTAATTGGAGAAGGAGATACAAAGATATCAAAGAAAAAAAATGCTCTGCAGTTCCTTATTAAAGAAATAGTTCACAATAATGAAGTCCCACTATATTATGGAGGAGAAGTATTAAGAGATTATATCTACGTAGATGACGTATGTGATGCAATTAAACTTTGTATGGACAAAGCTCCAACTGATCAAATTATTAATATAGGTAGCGGAAAACCGTATAGATTTTTAGATTTAATTGAGAATGCAATTGCTTACTCTAATTCTACTTCGGAAATTAAAGAAATTAAACCAACAAATTTTCATAATATAGTACAAGTACGACATTCATATCTCAATACGACTAAATTACAATCATACGGGTTTGAAATAAAGTACAATATTAATACTATAGTAGAACGTCTTGTTGATTTTTATAGACAAAACAGTAAATAAGATAAATTTTAAAATGAAAAAAGTTGTATATATAACTGGCTGCCTTGGTTTTATCGGTTCATATATTGTTAGAGCTTGTCTTTTAAAGGGTTGGTACGTAAAAGGCGTGGATAAAATTACATACGCCGCTAATAGAACATTACTAAAAGAGTTTAATGATTATACCAATTTCACTTTTGTAAATTGTGATATAAATGAATTAAAATTTTTGTACGAGTGTGACTATATTATTAATACTGCTGCGGAAACACATGTTGGTAATTCTATTGCAAATAGTGACGAGTTTGTGAGCTCCAACATTACAGGGGTTCACAATATTCTTGAGTTAATTAAAAATTATAGACAGGAAACTAATAGAAAACCAATATTAATACATTTTAGTACTGATGAGGTATATGGAGACATAATTAAAGGTGCTCATACAGAAGCAGACTTACTTAAACCTAGCAACCCATATTCTGCTACAAAAGCTGCAGCTGACATGTTAGTAATTGCTTGGAATAGAACCTACAATATACCTTATATTATTGTAAGACCTACTAACAATTATGGTATTGGACAATATGTAGAAAAGCTTATACCTAAAGCTTGTAAATACTTAATGCTTGATAAAAAACTACCATTACATAATAATGGTACACCTATACGCAATTGGCTTCATGCTCGAGACACTGCATCAGCAATTATTAAGATAATTGAAAGTAGTGTTAAAAATGAAATATACAATATTAACGGTGATTACGAGCAAAGTAATTATCAAACATTTGAAAAAATAGTAGCTCTTTATGATAAAAAGAACGTTGAAGATTATATAGATTTTTCCTACAATAGAGAAGGTCAAGATTTGAGATATGCTCTTGATGATAGTAAATTAAGAAATTTAGGATGGAAACCAGAAGCTGACTTTAATAAAGAACTTTTTGAGATTGTGAAATACTATAAAGAAAAATATATATGGTAACTGCAGAAGAGTTGATAAAATTTGAGCGAGAAATCGGGGATACGTTTGATAGTGGTGCAATTAAAGCCCCTATTCATCTATATCACGGCAATGAAGATGTAATGCTTGAGATTTTTAAGTATATTAATATTGAAGAAGACTGGGTGTGTTGTACTTGGCGAAATCATTATCAAGGACTTTTAAAGGGTATACCTCAAAATGTTTTAAAGGAAAATATTGTTAGCGGTAAGTCAATGGTTCTAACGTTACCAGAGTATAAATTTATTTGTAGCTCAATTGTAGGGGGTATACCCTCTATTGCAGCTGGTATTGCGTTATCAATTAAATTAAAAGGCAAGACAAATAAAGTTTGGTGTTGGGTTGGAGACATGAGTGCAGAAACTGGAGCGTTTCATGAAGCTTATAAATACAGCCTAAATCACAATTTACCTATCACTTTTATTATTGAGGATAATAAAAAATCAGTATGTACCCCAACGGCCCCTATTTGGGGTAGAGAAAATCCGTATTATCTTAATACAGAATATACAGGCGGGATAGTTAAACAAAAAAACTTAATTTATTATCAATATAGTAATACTGAGTACCCTCACGCAGGGGCAGGTAAGCGTGTCCAGTTTTAAATAATATGAAATATTTTAATGAATTAAAAAAAGCTATGACTATACTAGCTGAACACCCTAATACTATTTTTATTGGTCAAGCAGTAGAGTATGAGGGTACAGGTCTTTACGATTCTTTAGAGCATCTCCCTAAACATAAAAAAATGGAACTACCTGTTGCTGAATATTTGCAGTCAGGAATTGCTAACGGTTTAGCTATAGAGGGAATGATACCTGTATCTATTTTTCCGAGATGGAATTTTTTACTTATGGGCACTGATCAAATTATTAATCATCTTGATAAATTTTCTTTAATGTCAAGAGGTGGATGTAATCCAAAAGTAATAATTAGAGTTGCCGCAGGTAGTGAAAGACCTGTTGATCCGCAAGATCAACATAAAGGAAATTTCAGTGAGGCATTTAGACTAATGTGTAAAACACTTGATATAATAGAACTGTTTGAGCCTGAAGATATTGTTCCCAGTTATGAAAAAGCTCTAAACAGAACTGATGGTAGGAGCACTATCTTAGTTGAGTTTGGAGATTTTAGTAAAGAAAAATGAACGTGCTTATTACAGGTGGCAACGGGTTTATAGCAAAAAATATAAAAAACAGTTTAAAAAGTTTTTTTGATATAGATACCATTTCAAGACAAGATTTTAATTTATTAGATACTAATAAAGTTAATGATTTTTTTAAAAATAAATTTTATGATGTAATTATTCACACTGCTATCGCAGGGGGTAGTAGGCTAAAAGAAGACAACCCTTCAATAGTGTATGAAAATACTTTAATGTTGTATAATATTTTAGACAATAAAAGTAGTTATAGAAGATTAATAAATTTAGGATCAGGAGCTGAACTAACTTATCCTAAAACCCCTTACGGTATGAGCAAAAATATAATCTCTAATACTATAAAACCTTTAAAAGAACATTACAATTTACGTATATTTGCTGTTTTTAGTGAAAATGAACTAAACACTAGATTTATTAAATCAAATATTTTAAGATATTTAAATAAAAAAAATTTAATTATACATCAAAATAAATTTATGGATTTTTTTAGTTTAAATGACTTTATAAAGGTTATAAAAATGTATATCACCGCAGAGACTATACATCTGGACAAAACATTTGACTGCTGTTATAATAAAAAATACTCGTTATTAGATATTGCTAATATTATTAATAGTTTAGATGATTATAAGGTTAATATAAATATTTTAAACAGCTTGACTACAGGCTCGAGCTACACGGGAAATAAACCTACAAAGTGTAATTTAAAGTACTATGGTTTAGAAAGTAGTATAAGAAAGGTTTTTAAAGCTCTTAAAAAAAACAAACTACAAATTAGTTAGCTTTATTAAAGTAGATATTTTTTAACTTTTTATTATAATCAATAGTAGTGCGTTTAGTAAATTTTAAATCTCTTACGATCAAGAACTTTCTCTCTGTTGGAGAAACACCAGTAACTATTAATTTCCAAACCGGGGTTAACGTTATTACAGGTATTAATTACGACAAAGAAGACTCTAAGAACGGTGTCGGTAAATCTACCATAGCAGATGCACTTTACTTTTCGTTGTTTGGAACAACTATTAGAGATTTACCTAAAGACTTAATAGTCAATTCTTTTACTAAGAAAAAATGTGAGGTAATTTTAGACTTCGATATTGAAAACGGTAACGGCTTATCTCAGTATCGTATCATAAGGACTATTAATCCTACTAAATGTCATATGACAAAGAACGGGGAGGATATAACCCGTTCTACTATGGCTAAGACAAACGAGTTTATTCAAAGACTTGTTATGTCCAATGGTAAGATTTTTCAAAACTCTGTCATAATGACTATTAATACAACTGTACCTTTTATGGCACAGTCTAAGATCGATAAGAGAAAGTTTATCGAGAGTATTCTTAGTCTTGAAGTCTTTTCAGATATGCTTTCAAAAGCTAGAGAAGAGCATAACATACTTAAAAAAGATTATGAAGTGTTATTTACTAAGGTAGAAGGTATTGAAAAAGGTTACAAATTTAATAAAGAGCAACTTGATGCTTTTGAAGAAACAAAAAAATTAAAGATCGAAACTTTAACAAAACGTATTGAAGAGAGTAAAGCTAAAATTGAAGATCTTAAAAAGAGTATTAAAGTTCTTCCTAATGATGTTATAGAAAAACTCGACATTAAACTTCAGCAATGCAATGAAGAACTACAAGAATCACAAAAACTTTATAAAATTGCCTATCAGGTTTTAGCTGATGTTAAAAGTAAAATTAGTCATATTGAAGATCAGTTAAAAGAAATTGAAAAAGTTGGTGCTATTTGTACAACTTGTAAGAGAGCATACTCTGACGATGATCTCAAACATAAAGAATCTAATAAAAAAGAACTTAACAATAAATTAAAAGTTCTAACAAAAGAACTTAATACTGCTCAAAAGACTCTTGATGAAGTAAATGCCTTTCAGGTTAAAAAAGAAAAAGAAATAAAGGATATTCAAGATAATAAAAATATTGTAAAAGATATCTTAAACAATAATAAAAATACTGAAACTAAGATCGGGCTTATTAACGAAAATATTCAAGAACTCTTAAAAGAAATTGAAGAGGTTAAAGGACAGACAAATGAAGCTTTAGAGAATGTTGTAAAAGAGCTCGAACAAAAGCTTAAAACTGGAAAAGTTGATTTAGAAAAATTAGATCATGAATGTAATGTTCTCGAATGTGTTAAGTTTGTAGTATCTGAAGAGGGTGTTAAGTCATACATTGTTAAAAAGATCTTAGCTGTCTTAAACGGAAGAATGGCATACTACCTCGAGAAACTTCATGCTAACTGTTTGTGTCAATTCGATGAGTTCTTTGACGAACAGATTACAGATGAAAAAGCAGAACATAAATCCTATTTTAACTTCTCTGGCGGAGAGCGTAAGAGAATTGATTTAGCTTGTCTGTTCTCATTCTTAGATATTCGTAGAATGCAAGGAGATGTGCACTTCTCAACTATCTTCTATGATGAGCTTTTAGATTCTTCTTTAGATGATAAAGGGGTAGAACTAGTTTTAGACGTTCTCCGGGAAAGAGCTTTAAAGCATAACGAAAACTGTTATATTATTACTCATCGAGGTACTACTATTACAGAGAAAATTGATAATACAATATTTCTGGAAAAACGTAACAATTTTACATATTTATTACCATAACCTTATGTCTCAATTTGTAATTCAGCAATCCGGTCTATCCAATATTATGGGCGCACCCATTGGACTACCCCCTTTTATACCCTCTACCACTCAAGTACTTCATGCTAGACCTAATGGAGATTTACCACCACCTGAAATACCAGGGGAAGGTTTGTCAAGAGCTATAAATTACCTTGCTGATTATGGTGGATGTTCTTGGTACCGTTGCATGGCTCCAAACCTAATGCTTAATCTCTACCAAAAAGCAGTTCTTTTAGAACTAACTACAATGGTGCTTGATCCGAGATTTTATAATGGAGTGAAGGCAGTTAAAATTCAGCGTCAGGCAACACCCATTCAAAGAGACTTTGTTAAGATGCTTAAAGAGATTTCTCGTCAAATGCCTGATGGAGGATTCAAACTTATCTATGAAATTGACGATATTGTTTTTAGAGAAGATATTCCTGACTTTAATAGAAACAAAGATGCTTTTGTTGCAGATGAAATTCGTAACTCGATCTTAGAGATTCTTGATATGTGTGATGAAGTCACAGTAACTTGTGAGTTCATGAAGGATTATTTTGACGAAAAAATGGGAATTAAAAAATCAACCGTGATACCTAACTACCTTCTTAAATGGTGGTTTGACCGGTATTACAATCTTGGAGAATTGGTTAAAAATTTCGAAAAAAATAAAAAGAAACCTGTTGTATCTATTTTTGCTTCAGGCACTCACGTTGATGTTACAAACAGAACTGGACAGAAGGACGACTTTGAAATGGTAGTACCTGCTATTATTAAGACGAGAAAAGACTTTAGGTGGAAGTTCTACGGAAGTTACCCACTGCCCTTAAAACCTTTTATTGATCGAGGTGAGATGGAGTTTCATCAGTGGGCTCCATTGCCCGAGTTTCCAGCTACTATGGCTGAATCTGGTACTCAATTAACTTTTGCAGCTCTTCAGGACAACAACTTTAACCGTGCTAAAAGTAATATTAAGTTGCTTGAAGCCGCCGCACTAGGTATTCCTTGTGTGTGCCCAGATATGTGTACATACAAGGATGCCTTCTTAAAATATTCTAATGCTAACGAGTTTATTGATTGTATTAAAACTGCTACTAAGAATCAGTCTGTTTATGCTGATCTTTGTAAAAAGTCTCGCGCATATGCCGATAACTTCTGGTTAGAAGACGAAAAGAATCTCATGAAGCATCATGAGGCATATTTTACCCCGTTTGGTTCCCCTGATCGTAAGTATTTGCTTGAGACTAACCCAAAACCATAATACAATAGGTCTTAGTGTATAGGAACGCATCATACAACCCTCGAGAAGGAACTGTCTTCTTACGGACATGGACTGAAGATGGAGATAGAATCGATACCGATGTCCCCTTCACTCCCTATCTCTTTACAGAGCATAAGGACTCTAAAGACGCTACATCTATCTTCAAGACACCTCTTAAGAAGCATTATTTCAAAAATACCTTTGAACGTTCTAAGTTCGTTCAAGAAACTAAGAATCCGAGACTATTTGGTAATCTATCTGTAGACCAGCAATTCTTAGTTGATCAGTTTAAGGAAGATGTACATAAACCTGAATTTAGTCAATTCCCTCTTAAAGTATTCTTTATTGATATTGAGACCTACTCTCCAGGTGCCTTCCCTATACCGAAGTACGCTAAAGACCCAGTTAATCTTATAACAGTACTAGACACACTTAGCGGTAAAATACATACTTGGGGTCTAAGACAGGACTATAAACCTAAGCTTGACAATGTCACATATTATTGTTGTAAGACAGAAGGAGAGCTATTTGAGAGGTTTGTTAATTTCTGGAAAAAAGACCCTCCTGATATTTTAACAGGTTGGAATACTGAGCAGTTTGACATTCCCTATATTATTAACCGTGCTAAGAACTTACTTGGAGAAGACTTTATTAAACAGCTCTCTCCAGTAGGTCAGGTACATTATAGAGAGAACTTCGCTAAGTTTGGTAAAGAGATGGGTAGGTGGTATATTTCTGGTGTTAGCTGTTTAGATTACATGGAAATTTACAAGACATATTCTAAGGGTGATAGAGAGTCTTTCTCTCTTAACTATATTTGTGAATACGAGCTTGGTGAAGGTAAACTTGCTATTAATGCTACAAACCTTTCTTCCCTATCTGAAACAGACTGGGAAAACTTTGTAGATTATAATATTCAAGACGTTGATCTACTTCGTAAGTTAGAAGAGAAGCTAAACTACTTAAAAATTATTCGTTTGTTGTCTTATAAGGGGTGTACTAACTTCGAAAGAGCATTAGGAAAGGTATCTATTGTAACTGGCGCTATGACTCTCCAGGCACAAAAGCAGGGATATGTTATACCTACCTTTAAAAACGAAACTACTAGGGAATCTTTAGAAGGGGGTTATGTAAGAGAGCCTGAAAGAGGTCTAAAGGAAGCTATTGTATCCTTTGACGTTAACTCTCTATACCCTAATACCATTATTACTCTTAATATTGGATCTGAGACTAAGCTTGGTAAAATTGTTACTGGAGACCCTGAGTACGATAAAGAGGTTGAAATTAAACTCGAGTCTGGTGGTATGTTTAAAGTAACTACTGCTAAACTGAAGAAGTTCTTGACTGATGAAAACGTGGCTCTATCAAAGGCTGGTGTTTTATATTCTCAAAAGTTTAAAGGGGTTTGTCCGAATCTAATTAATAGTATTTACGATGAGCGAGTTTATGCTCGTAATGAAATGCTTAAACTAAAAAAGACAAAGCAGAAGGATAAAGATACCACTAGTAAGATTCAGTACTTTGATACCCTTCAATACACGTTAAAGATTCTTCTCAACTCCATCTACGGTACGTTTGCTAATAAGCACTCGGCCTTTATGGATATTGATAACGCTTCATCTATTACCCTAACGGGTCAAGCAGTTGCTAAAGCGGGCGGAGCTATTATTAATGCTTGGGCTAAAGATAAGTTTGGAGTTACTGAGTCTCTTATCTTAGCAGGAGATACTGACTCTCTATATACAACAATTCAACCTATTCTCAATAAACTTAAACTACCACTTGTTAAGGACGGCAATATTACAACCGAAGTCCATAAGATCGTAGATGCGATGGAAAAGCATCTCAATACTGAGATTATTAACTGGGCTAAGGCTGATCTTAATTCTGCTGATCCTCGCTTTGTTTTTAAACGAGAAGCTATTGCTGATGTAGGTTCGTTCTTAATGAAGAAGCGTTATATTCTTCATATTTTGGATGAAGAAGGGGTTCCTACTAATAAGTTTAAATATGTAGGCGTTGAACTGGCTCGTTCAACAACCCCTAAGGAAGTTAAGGCCTTGATTAAGAAAACCATTGATACAGCGTTCTTAACCAAAGATGTTAAAAAGACTAACGAAGTCTTTCGAGAAGCTTACGATCACTTTAAAACTCTTGATATCTCTGAAGCGGCCTTTCGTAAAGCTGCTAAAGAGCTTGAGAAGTATTCTGCAGATGCCTCTTTACATAAATTTAATAAAGGCACACCCTGCCATGTTAAAGCTGCTTTGGCTTACAACTTTCTTCTCGAGAAAATGAATATACAGAAAAGATATGAGAAGATTACTTCCGGACAAAAAATTAAGTTCTTCTATGCAATGAAAAACCCTTATGGTTTAGATGCCGTAGGGTTTAGTAGTGAGTATCCGAAGGAGTTTCACGAGATTAAGATTGACTATGACAAGATGTTTGGTAAGATTGTTGTGCCACCTATTGAAGCAGTTTATGATGCAATTGGATGGAGGATACCTCAGATTGGTAAAGAGGTTCAAACAGATTTATTTGATTTATTTGGAGACTAATTTATACTTTTAACCATGCTTATTTCACATGAAACGCCTGTCTCGTTGTTGCCTTATTCCTGGGGATACAATGATTATGATTACTGCTTAGTACATTTGTTACCCGAGAATCAAAAGTACAAAGATTTCTACTTTAAGTCTGTAGAGTATGGACGTAGAGTTCTACTTGATAATTCTATCTTTGAATTAGGTACATCCTTTGACCCTGAGCAATTTGCTTACTGGGTTAAAGAGCTTAAACCCTTTGAGTATGTTATACCTGATGTCTTAGAAGATACTGAAGGTACTTGTGTATCTATGGATAACTTCCTATCGAAGTATTCTGATCTCCCTGGTCGTAAGATTGGGGTGGTGCAGGGTAAAACTTATCAAGAACTTATCGATTGCTATGATTATATTGCACCAAAGGTAGACAAAGTAGCTATCTCGTTTGATTATTCTTATTATCTTGAGAATTGTGATTGGTCGCAAATTAATGTACCTGGCTTTGTTAAGGGACAAGAAGAAAACAAATGGCTCAAATATGCCGTAGGAAGAGTTCAACTACTGGATAATCTTTATGATGATGATGTACTTGATGTAAATAAACCTCACCATTTACTTGGTGCCTCTCTACCTTGGGAATTTGCTCTTTATTCTGAAAACTTCTTATCTGAGTATATTGAAACAATTGATACATCAAACCCGATTGTAGCAGGTATTTTAGGAAAGAAATATGAACCTGAGTTTGGTTTATCGGAAAAGTGGTCAGTAAAGCTTGTTGACTTTATTGATGCTGAATTAACTGAGCAGCAAATTACTAATTCGTTTTGGAACATTACTCAATTTAAAAAGCTATGTCGATAAAAAAGCCCTGGGTTACTTTATTTTCTCAGACAGGTTCCGAAATTTACAAGATATCTAAAAAACTTGAACGAGTTCCTGATATTATTGTAACTAATAAACCAAAAGATAAAATTCTTGAAATTAACCCTAACCTATCTGAAGAGTATCTAGATAGGTTTGTATGGTTACCTAAAAAACCAACTGTAGAAGATTACAAACATGCTATTCCAGAAAGAGCTTTAGTGACCCTTCACGGATGGTTAAGAATTATACCGCCTGAAGTATGTGGGCTGTTTGAGATTTATAATTTACACCCAGCGCCTATACATCTTGAAGGTTATGAAAAATACAAAGGAAAAGATCCTCAAGTCAGAATCTTCGAAGATAAAGCAAAGTATTCTGGAAACGTAATTCATGAATGTATCCCGGAATTAGATGCCGGAAAAATATTAGCTAAAAATCAGTTTGATGTATCTGGCTTTGATTTAGATATGGTGTTTAAATTAACTCATGCAAAAGCTTCTGAACTTTGGAGTAGCTTTTTAAAGGATAGAGTTTAATATTAAGAAGTCATGAGAGTTTCATTCACAGGTGCTCAGAGTACTGGTAAGACTACTTTACTCAACAAGTGTAAAGAAGTATACAAAGACTATAAATTTGTTGATGAGGTAACACGTTATGTTCGTAAGACGTATGATGTTAAGATTAATGAGATTGGTGGAACTGAAACTCAACTGTATATTTTAGCAGAACATATTAAGAATCATTTAAAGCCAGATGAAAATTTGATACTTGATCGTTGTATATTAGATGGCTATGTTTATACAAAATATCAGGTAGAGAATAGAAAAGTTTCAGAACAAGTCTTACAGGCTTTTAATGGAGTATTTGCTGTTTTAATTGATAAGTTGGATTATATTTTTTATACTGATCCATCTGATGTAAAATTAGTTGATGATGGTGAACGTTCAGTGGATTATAATTTTAGATGCGATATAATTGATATATTTGAAGATCTTATTTCGTATAAGATGTCTCCGAAGAATAGAGAGAAAGTAGTTCGTCTCAGCGGTACTGTAGAAGAAAGAATGAAAACTATAGAAAAATATTTAAAATAATGAATACAAACCTAAATGATATTGCCTCTAAGACCTTAGGGTCTTCAGCCTCATACGCCATCTATACAGACCGTTATGATGCTTCACTTCTTAACCCAATGCCTCGAAAGCTAGCTCGCGAAGGATGGGGTATTAAAGGAGATGAATTTGTAGGCTGGGATACATGGCACTGTCATGAAGCAACCTTTCTTCTTGATAATGGTGCACCAGTTGCTGGAACATTAAAGTATGTTTACTCTTCTGATTCAAAGTATATGGTAGAATCTAAGTCTGCTAAACTATATCTTAATACTTTTGATATGTGTAAGATGGGCCAAACTATAGATACAGCAATTCAAAATTACGAACTACAAGTTAAAGCAGATTTAGAAAAAGTTTTAGAAACAGAAGTATCTGTTAAATTCTTTAAGTCGGGTGAAGACTCCCAAGGCATCTTCCCTATGTCAGGGTATATTGACCTTCAAGGGTTCTTAGATAAGAGTTTAGAAGATTTAGAAATTACAGACTACAGTGCTGAACGTAATCATTTAGAGTTTGAAAAAGTAAATTTTGCAGGTATTGGTTATAGTGCAAAAGATAATAAAAAGATTTATGTTAATAAGTTCTTTACAAATGCTTTAAGATCTCGCTGCAGACACACTAAACAAAAAGATACGGGTACAGCTTTTATCTCTGTTAATACTCTCGATTGCACACTTATTCCGTCGTCTCTATTTAAACAGATTGTATCCTTAAGAGAGATTAATGAATTCCATGAGTTCTGTGCTGAAAAACTTTATACAGAAATTATGAAATACCCTGAGGTTGAGTCCTGTTGTGTAACGTTACTTTACGCACGTAGAGGCTCTCTTGATATTAATCCTTGCAGGGCAACTACTCTTAATATGCTACCACCAGTACTTATCAATCCGAAATACTATACTAATAAGGCAATGGGACAGTAGATTTTTGAATTCGTTTTGATTTAATATAATTTATGAGTAATACAGAAAACAAAATTGTGGTGTTCTTCGATTCCGTCGGTAGAACAATCCTTGGTGAAAGACTAGAAGACAAGACAACAAACGAGGTTCTCACTATTAAGAACCCTGCTGTTGTTCATATTATGCCTAACCAACAAAGCGGGCAATTGCAGCTTCAAATTCTTCCTTTATTCTTTAAAGAGTTTTTAGCTGATAAAGATACTGGTACGGTTTGGAATTACAGCCGAGCTAATATTACTGAAGCTGTGGATGTAACATTTGATTTCAAACTAGAAGCACAATACCGTCAGATCTTTGCAGCAGGTCCAGCACCAGCTCCTCAACAACCACAAGGCTCACCTGAAGTAATAAAGTTGTTTGATGATTGATAGGTTGCATTACCGTAAGGTTCCTGCACAATAGATATATGGCAAAAAAGACAAATACCTTAGACGGTCTCAAAGACATTTTTAAGTCTGTTGACGATTTAAACCCTGATGCAGCTATTTTAGAAGCATCTACTCTTTCAACAGCAGATGAGTGGATTGATACTGGTTCATATGCTTTAAATGCTATTATTTCAGGCTCTATGTATAAAGGTATACCTGTAGGTAGAATCTCAGGATTTTCAGGTCCGTCAATGGCCGGTAAGACTCTTATTATGAATAAGATTATGGCTAATGCTCAAAAAGAAGGCTTTATTGCTGTGATTTGGGATTCTGAAGTAGCAGTAGATAAAAAAGGAGCTGAGGCTATTGGTATGGATGCATCTCGTACTAAGTACTACCCTGTTGAGACGATTGAAGATTGTCGTAACCAAATTTGTGCATTTCTAGATAACGTTATTAAGGCTGATAACCCCGAGCTTAAATTTATCATATCAATCGATTCTTTAGGTAACCTAGCTTCTGCAAAAGAAATTAGAGATACCGCTTCTAACAAAGATGCTTCTGATGTCGGACAAAGAGCTAAGGCTATTAAGTCTATGATGCGGGTTCTTACATATAAGGCTGCTAAGGCTCGGGTACCCATCCTTTTCTCCAACCACGTCTATGATTCAATGGAGATGTTTCCTACTCTGGTAAAAACCCAATCAGGAGGCAAAGGACCAATTTATCTTGCCTCTGTATTAGTACAGCTTAGTACTAAGAATGAAAAGGTGTCTGATAACCCAAATGAGAATTCAGTAGCTATTGCCCATAATATCTCGGGAGTTACATTGGGTGCACTAACGATTAAAAACCGTTTTGTACCTAACTATCTTAAAACTGAATTGTATCTTAATTTTAAAACTGGTCTAGATAAACATACCGGTCTTTTTGAAATCGCAGAGGCTTTTCAAGTTATTGAAAAACCAGGCCGTACTGTTATGTTCAATGGGGAGTCTTTAGGTTACCGTAAAGATCTTGAAAAGAATCCAGAGTTCTGGGCTAAAGTTATGCCTAAACTCGAAGAGGTTCTTCAAGAAAAACTTTGCTATGGCGGCGGTGATACATCAGTTGATATTAAAGAAGAAGTCGATAATATTGATTAATGTCTTCGAAACTTGATCTCGACTATTACGAGAATATCATACTCTTTAACTCTCTCCTGAGTCAAGAGTACCTTTCCTCAATAATAGAGCATACCGATCCTGAATACTTTAGTGATCGAATCGTTAAGACAATATTCAAAGCTATTGTATCTTACTTTAATGAGAGAGGTCAATGCCCTACAGCTACTGAACTTAAATCTCGCTTAACAACTGAAGAAGAGAAAAAAGCCTTTAATGAAGTAGCTTCTAAGTTTAAAGAGTTTGATACTAACTTTAATAAAGAAGAGTTACTAAACAATACAGAGCGCTTTCTTAAAGAACGCTGTTTATATAAGACGATTGTTGAAACAGCTGAGAAGTATGCTCAGGGTAAAGCTGATCCTGCTGAGACGCTTAGAGACTTCGAAAAGGCTTACAATATTAATTTAGCAGAAGATATCGGTTCTTGGTATTTCGAAGATATTGATGAACATATTAAAGAACTTACCAAGATTTATAATCCTATACCTACAGGGTGGAAGTTTTTAGATGAAAGACTTGAAGGTGGGTTGTTCGCTAAAACATTAACTTGTTTAGTTGGTCAGGTCAATGTAGGTAAGAGTATATTTTTAGGTAACTTAGCTGCTAATATGGTAATGAGGGGTAAGAACACCCTTTTAATATCGCTTGAAATGTCTGAGTTTATGTATGCTAAGAGAGTAAGTACTCAGCTAACTCAAATACCTCATAGTGATTTAAAAGTCTATACTGACGAACTCAAACAACAGATCGGGCACTTACATAAGCAACTTGATTCAAAGCTTATTATTAAAGAGTATGCACCAAAGACTGTAACAGTTCGTCATATTGATGGTTATATCGGGAAGTTAAAACATAAAGGGTTTGTACCTGAAGTTGTTGTTATTGATTATATCAATCTTCTTAAACCTACTTCTAAAAATTTAAACTCATATGCTGAAATTAAAGAGATAGCCGAACAGCTTAGAGCTCTTTCCTTTAAGCATAGCATACCCTTTGTAACTGCATCTCAGTTAAATAGGGGTGCATTTAATACAGTATCCCCTGGCATGGAAGGCATTTCAGAAAGTATTGGGCTGGCTGCTACATGTGACGTTATTTGTTCTCTTTGGCAGGAAGCTGAAGATAAAGAATTAGGACTCATTCACCTCGGTATGCAGAAGAATCGCTTTGGTGTTAATTACGGTCACTGTACCTTTAAGGTCAAATATGAAACGTTAACTCTTACAGAAGTTAACCCGGATCACTTTGCACAGGAAAATACCCAGCAGGCGGTACAAGAGGCTGAAAATACTTTAACAAAGTTAACAGAAGAAAAAAGCACACCTTAACTTGATTAATAGCATTTTATGTAGTAAATACTCTACATCAGATGTTTAACGAAAAAGTCCTTAATGACTTTAACTCCAGAACTAACCCTTTAAGTCAAATTTGTACCAAAGAGTATATTCTCGGGGTATTTAAATTCGGCTCTTACCTTTCTATTATTCATAATAAAAGACTTAACCCATCTGCAATTTTTGTATGTGTTTTAGAAAACAGAGAAATAAGAGATATGTTTGTGGAAATTACACATTCAGACTCTGTACACGAAGCTTTACTTGGCCTGTTGCAATTATACCCCCCGCTATTAAAATCGAAGAACACCAAACGGTTGTTTAAGAAATCAATAGCAAAATGACGAACCTAGAACAGCGTATATTCAATAAACACTTAGCCGTATCTCGTTCCCTTCGTAATAAACCTTTCAAGCTTCGTCAGAACTTTGATAACTTCGAACAAGATCCGAAATATATTCATATAAAAAGACTTTCAATATTCTTTTCAAAGTATCCAGATGTTAATATGGATACCTATTTTTTATCTCCCTATAAACTTTATCCTGATGTTCAGTATTTTGATTTAGCTTACTTTGCTTCACCTAGAGCAATAAAGTCATATACAATTTATAAACAACAATTATTTCAAGAATCTCCAGATGCTCAAAAAGATGATGTGAAAGAGTCTCTACAATTTTTAGTTCGTTATTGCTTACAGAATAAAATACAACTCCACGATTATATCTATCATAAAGATAAAAGCATTGAACCTATCTGGACCTATCATATTAAGCATAACAAAATTAACCCTTATGTTTTAATGGAGTTTCCTAATATATTTCATACAATACAGGAAATGCCTAAAGATGAGAGAGAGTTCCTTTTAGGACGTTTCGGAACTAACTTTCTTGATTACCGGACAAAGTATATGAATTCTAAAGAACTCAGGCCGTTTTTGGAAAAAGCTTTTTTCCGTCTAAAACTTTTTGTAGATAAAAACTTGAACTCTGCAAAATACAATACATAATATATCAACTATGACATTCACAAAAAATATGTTTAACGAAATTAAGGCCTCCTTGTCTGATAAAAAAGATAGCTCATATAAGGATATCATGAAATTTGAACCCGGGAAGACTTACGTTGTTCGTCTTGTCCCTAACGTAACTGATCCTAAGACTACAATGTATCATTACTATCACCATTCCTGGAATAGTCTTTGTACTGGTCAGTTCGTTACTACCCTTTGTCCTTCTACTTACGGAGAGCAATGCCCGATCGATCAATACGTTCTTAAGACCTACAATACCGGGTCTGCTGAAGATAAAGAAAAAATTAAACCGATCACACGTAAAGAGAATTGGTTTGTTAATGCCTATATTATCTCTGATCCTACTAATGCTGAAAACGAAGGTAAAGTTAAGGCTATTCGCTACGGTAAAGAGTTAGCTAAGGTTATCAACGCAGCTATTGACGGAGATGATGCTGATGAGTTTGGTGTTAAGATCTTTGATGTTGCTGAAGGCTGTTCCCTCAAGATTAAATGCGAGTCTCGTACCGGCATGGGTGGCTCTAGAGCCTTTGTTACATACTCGGCTTCAAAGTTTACTTCGCCCTCTAAGCTTGAAGGTGTAGATGCTAAGAAGATTGATGGCATCTATGAGTCTGTTCTTGAGCTTGATAAGTTCAATAAGCCGAAAACCTATGCTGAACTTCAGCGTATGCTTGATCAGCACTTCTTTTGTATTCAGGATGTTACCTCTGTGGAAGAAGATGATGAACCCGTCTCTAAACCTACCCCTTCAAAGAAGGATGAAGCATTAAACTCCATCTTTGCAGGTATTAAAGAGGCTACTTCAACTATTGAGCCATCTGTTTCTAAAGTCGAAGTATCTGAAGAAAAGCCGGCTGTTGATGATACTGATGCTAAACTCAAAGAACTTCTCGCAAGTCTTTAATTTATGTTAAGAAGTAAAAAGAAACTCCAATACGCTAATCATAACATTCTTCATTCACCTGAAGAAGTTGAAGGGCTTATTAATAATGCTGCAAAGGCTTATGAAGCTTATCTTGATGCTTTAGGCTTTGATTGGCGTAACGATCCGAATAGTGCTGATACACCTCGACGGGTTGCTAAGGCTTTTGTTACTGATTTAGCTATGGGGTGTTATTCTGCACCCCCTAAAGTAACCGCCTTCGATAACGTGGATGGTTATGATGGTATGGTTTGTCAGAACAATATCAAAGTTGTTTCAATGTGCTCTCACCATCATGCACCTTTTATGGGTGTAGCTCATGTAGCTTATTTACCCGCTAAGAATGGTAAAGTAATTGGACTATCAAAGCTTAATCGTATTGTAGATTGGTTTTCAAGAAGGCCTCAAGTTCAAGAAAACTTAACTATGCAGGTTCATGAGTACATTGATCAAGTTTGCGAGAAGAATAAAGGAGTAGCTATATTAATTGAAGCTAATCATACTTGTTGTTCTAACCGTGGGATTAAGCATGATTCAACTATGAGAACTGCTAGAATGTCTGGTTCCTTTTTAGATGAAAAAGATAATTCAAGGGCTGAGTTTTACAAATTTGTGGAGTTTGCCCAAAATAATAAAGGACATATTTCATAAAATGAGTACAATTGAAGAACAACTTGCAACAGCTATTGTAGCTAAGATGGCAGGAGTTGAACTACAAAAAGTAGACGAACACACCATAACCCAGTCTTCTACTGGTCCAGCTAGAAAGTTAGACCCTAAGTCATTTCTACCAGGTATGCAGCAGCATCAACAGAGGCAACAAGATGCAATTGTTGCTGCCGCTAACCGAGAGGCTGAAATGGCATACCCTTTGCCAGTTGATTATGGAAATCAGTCCCAGCCCGTACTTCAAACGTCTCCAGGTGCACCGCCAGTTTTAGCACAACCTCAAGCTGATCCTAATCAACTCACCTTTGATTTCTTAGATGAAGCTACTACTAAAAAATCTTTAAAACAGCTTGATTTAATTGTCGATTACCTGTATTCTATTAATAACAAATTAGATAAGGTACTCTCAAAACGTGACTAACATTCTGTCTCTCAATAAAGAATCTTTTGTTCAGAAGTTTCTTTCACCTATTAGTAAACTAGCTGATAACGTTTCCATCACTATTGATGATAACGAGGTATTTACTACTTGCGCCTCTCAGGATGGCTCAGTGGTACTCTTAGCTAGTTACAAAACCGATACAGCTGTTAGAGGTATACCCCGGATAAACCTTCCTGATGTTAAAAAGTTTGTCCGTCTTCTTGATTGCGTTGAAGAGAGTGACATAGCATTGACTATTGAAGATAATCATCTCAAATATACTACACCATCTTTTAAGTTTAATTACTACCTTCTAGAAGATAGCTACATGCAGAGGTGCCCTGTTAATCCAGAGAAGATTAAAAAGCTAAAATACGATACTGCTTTTATTCTACCTAACTCAAAATTTAATGAAGTATTAAAAGGCAGCTCTATAGCTACAGACTCAGATAAGTTATACTTTTATACGAAAGATGGTAAAGTTTATTGTGAGCTTAACGATCTTGAGAGACAGAATATTAATAATATTACATACCTTGTAACAGACAAATATGTAGGAGAGGATATTAAAAATACTCTACCTCTTAATTTAGAGAATATTCGCTTACTTGCTGGTACTAAATGCAATGAATTTACCGTAAAGGTTAATAACGAGTTAAAAGTAACACTTTTTCAAATTGAAGAAAAAGATATTGATATAAAATTTATTATATCTGCGCTTGTAAAATAACCCTATGAGGTATAAGTCTTAATATGTCAAATAAATTATCCACTCTTGGCTATACTCTGAAACGTCTAAGAGATTCAGGTTACTACGCCCACAAACTTTTTACAGAGTACAATGATGCAGACCCTCGGGCATGGACTATTATAATTGATCCAGGTATTACTTCAGTCTTTTGTACCTGCTTTGTCAACCAACCTTTTTACGGAGAATCTTTTTTTGAGTTAACTGATGGGGATCAAAGAATTCCAGGCCGTTTAAAATTATCTACTTCTTCTTTTGAAGTTCTTGTAGAACATCTTGTAAAGTTTAACATTAATAACAAGGCTCCAGGGTATAATAAGAAGTTTGCTAATATTAATAAATAATTGTATATGGCTAAGAGTGATAAAGATAAAAATAAGCCATCTAAAAGAGTTTATCGTAAAAAGAAAACAGAGTCTCTTGGCTTGAGTGCTCTGGAGGACTCTGAAGCTAAAATACTTCCGGAAAAACAGCTTGCTCAAGTTGAAGAGGTTATTAAGAATGCATTCCTTCGCTTTTACGATAACGCTACTTTAAAACAGTATAAAGTAAAAGATCTTGAACACCTGGATAGTGTTGTGTCTGAGTTTTTAAAGACCTTTATGATTTTGGGTTATGATCTAAATGGGGAGAAAGCATTTATTATGCACGCAACTAACCCCCACGACAAAGACGCTTTAGTTGAACATCTTCGTACAACTCTACTAGGTATTATTAATGCTCAGAGTTAAATATCTCTAATTAGGGATAAATAACTCTATGTCAAAAAAAGTTAAAGAAGAGATATTTAAAGATCCCTACGAAGACGTTATAATTGAAAACCCTATAGACGATTCTCAGTTTTATAGAGGGGATAAAAATGTACCAAAAGAGGATGCCCAGTTTGAGTGGACCCCGGCTATGGTCAAAGAGCTCAAAAAGTGTAAAGAGAATATCGTTCACTTTGCTGAAAGTCATTTTTGGATTGTAAACCTAGATCAGGGTAAAATGAAGATTGAGCTCTATAAGGCTCAAAAACGCGCTCTTAAGTCTCTAGCAGATAATAGGTTTGTCTGTGTCTTAGCCTCCCGTCAATGCGGTAAGACAACAATTACCACTATCTACGCACTTTGGAATACCTGCTTCTTTGACGATCAACGTGTCATTATTGTTGCTAATAAAGAGAACACTGCCATTAATATTTTTAAAAGAATAAGAATGGCCTATGAAATGTTACCCAACTATCTTAAGCCCGGGGTAAAAGAGTACGGTAAAACTGGAGTAACATTTGCTAACGGTTCTAGTATTGGTATTAGTACTACTACCTCAACTGCAGCTCGTGGCGATACTGCTTCTATTCTCTGTATTGACGAGGCGGCCTTTATTGATCCTCATTTTATGGATGAGTTTTGGAAATCTGTTATACCAATTGTGTCATCTGGTAAGAAGACTAAAATTTTTATGGTTAGTACTCCAAATGGATCTAGTAATAAGTTTTATGAAATTTATTCTGGAGCTGAAAAAGAAACAAACGGTTGGAAAGCTGAAAGGATTGATTGGTGGGATGTACCTGGAAGAGGTGAAAAGTGGCGCAAACAAATGGTATCAGCTTTAGGTTCTGATGAAGCGTTTCAACAAGAGTTTGGCAACACATTTCTTGATGCCGGTAACTCAGCTGTAGGAGCTGCTGTCATTGAAAGATTTAAAGAACAAAAGAAGCCAGCTATCTACACTGGAGAGGAAGGAGCCTACAAGGTATTTGAGGCTCCAGACACTTCCAAGTTATATGCCATAGGTGTTGATGTCGGGGAAGGCATTGGGAGAGCTGCATCCGTGGCCCAAGTCCTTGATATTACAGACCTAACTGAGATAAAGCAAGTAGCTGTTTACGGAACCAATATTGTTGAACCCTATCATTATGCCAATAAGTTAGTCAATTTATGTTCCCAATGGGGCAACCCACCACTGCTTGTAGAGAGAAATAACTGTGGAGCTCAAATTATCGATGCTTTGTTTCATAAACATATGTACGAAAAAATCGTATCGTGCTCAAAACTCGCTAATACAGGGTCATTTTCTAATACAAGACATTTAGGAATTTTATCTCATAATAATCTACGCTTTGCAGGTGTTGCTAATATGCGTTATTGGGTAAACTTTTTACAGACTGTTCATATAAATGATGTGGACACAATTAAAGAGTTTGAAACCTTTATTCGATACCCTAACGGCACTTACAGAAAGAAGAATGATTTGTTTTATGATGACAGAATTATGTCTCTTGTTTGGTCTTTGTTTATTCTAGAACCTGAAATTTGTCAACAATATTTTGAAATTCAAGAATTTGATGAACAAAATAAACCATTAAAGATAAGCAATTTAGATTATTTTGAAGTGGATAAAAGTTTATATAAGGTGAAAGACTTAAGTAATAGTAATAATATAACAACTTTGGGTATTGATGATGATTCAAAGTATCAGCCATTAGTTTCTGAAAAAGAAATGGAAAAAATGTTTGATACCTCAGATATGGATGATTTAATGTCCCAGGGTTGGAAGCCAATGTGATATGCCAGATAACGACCTTTGCGAGACTCCACAACCAACCCAGCAATCAGTTCTTAATAGATCTGGTAAGGATAAGTTTTTACTCGTTTTAAATTTACCTCAGGTTTTAAGAAAACAAACTCTTTCAAACAATTTACTAAAAATTGATCCTTTGCAAATTAGTATCTTCGGAACTGTTATACCCCCAATACAGGTTCCAAGCAATGAGGTTCGTTTTGCAGGACAGTCCTATAATGTCTCTTCATATACCCGTCCGAATTACCCCCCTTTGCCAGTAAATTTCATAGTAGATAACAGTTTTTATAACTACTGGGTACTATGGAAATGGTTATCTGTTTTAAATGACCCTAACTCTAGCTATTACACTGGCACAGACCCTAAACTAGAAACTTGGAAAGATAGAACTGAAACTGGCATAGTTACTGAGTATCAAACAAATTTTTCTATTTTAGGTTTAAATGAATATAATCAAAAAAGTATAGAATTTGTATTCTATAATGCTTTTATTACTAATTTAGGCGGTATTAATTACGACTATAATGATACTGAATTTATAAAATCTTCTGTAGAATTTCAATTTTCTAAACTAGATGTAATTATACCTACATAAAAAAATACCATAAAAAGCATAAATAATAATACAAGATTATGGCACGTTCAATTAATTCACCAGGTGTACAGATTACGGAAACAGATTTATCAAACTATCAGCAAATAGCTGGCGGTACAACCGTGCTTGTACCAGGTTTTGCTAAACAGGGTCCAACTGATGAAGTACTTTTAATCACTTCAGCTTCTGAGCTCGAGCAAGTTTATGGAGCACCATCAACACCAGCTGAAAAATACTTTTACTATACAGCTAAAGAAGTTTTAAATTCCCCTGCTACTCTTTTAACTACTCGTATGCCTTATGGTTCAGGTAATGGCACAGGGTTTACTAATCAGTATAGCGCTCTTTTATATCCAGTAGCATCAGGCACTAATAGCTTCACTATTGGTCAACCAACACATATACCTCTTAATGATAGTCAGTATAGTAAATTAGTTCAAAATAATTTCGCATGGACCAGTCTATCAAGTACTTCTCTTACACCTAGTTTTTCAGCAACTTCAACAGGGGACGTATTAAATGCTGGTATCGTTATTATCAATAATGCACAAACTACTCAAAATGAAATGTTTGAAGGTTATTATGTTAACTTAGCTGATAATACAGGCTTTGGTGGTAGTACTGATTTTGACGCTGTTACAGAATTCAAGGGTTTAACTGGCACTGGTGGTTTTTATACAGTTCCATCTACTAGAGTGGGTTTTGCTCTTTCTGGAACATTAGCAAATATCGGTTCTAACTCAATTTCTGAAACCATTGAGTTCTCTACTCAACTTCCTTTTAATAATAGTTCCTATAAAGATTCTCTCGTTTTATCAGTCTTTAAGATTCGTAATTCTATCTATGAGCCTGAGCTATTAACATTCACTCTTCAAGAATCTTATGTAGGCTCTCTTGATTCTAATAGATTTACGACTGAAGGAGTGACTTTTTCTTTACAAAGTAAGGTTAATGCCTCATCCCAAAATCTACGCATTTTACTTAACCCAAATATTTCAGACAAAACTAATTGGTCAAGTCTAACATCAGGTGATCCAAGTACATCAGTTACAGTAAATTCAAACAATAAAGCCTTATACCCTGTAGGTGTTTACCTGCCGGAATATGAGTTCTCTACTTCAAAAGAAATAGGCAGTGTAAATCTTAAAATAGAGAGAGCCTTATCATTAGTTGATTCTACAGAAACAATTGATATTGATGTTGTAACTGATGCCGGTCTAAGTACAATATTTGCAACAGCCTCTGGTGCTCAGACTTTTGATGATACAGTCTTTATATCTGCTGCTGAACTAGCTAGCGAAAATTCTTCTGTTGTACAGCGCTGGAAAACAATTTTTAATACTTTCAACGGCTTTGTGCAAAACACTCGTAAGGATTGTATGTTTATAGCAGACCCATTAAGACAGATTTTTGTTACAGGTCCTGATACCAAGACATTATCAATTAGAGGTAATACATTTTCAGCAAACATTTATAACCCTCTTAAGAATCTTATCAGTACAGTTAATTCAAACTATGCTGCTCTGTATGGTAACTGGGTAAAACAATATGATAGTGTTTCAGATAAATTTATGTGGATGCCATCTTCAGGTTATGTTGCTGCTATATACTCTCGCACAGATGATGTAGCTCAACCATGGATTGCACCTGCAGGTTTAAATCGTGGTGCTATTAATAGTATAGTGGATTTAGGTTTTAATCCTAACCAAAAACAAAGAGACTTCTTATATACAATTTCAATTAACCCAATAGTATCTTTTGCTAGAGACGGTTTTGTAGTATTTGGTCAAAAGACATTACAAAATAAACCATCTGCATTTGATAGAGTAAATGTACGTCGTCTATTCTTAACACTTGAGCGTGCTACACAAAAATCATTAAAGTATTTCGTATTTGAGTCGAATACTGAATTTACACGTACAAGACTTAAAAATACTATTACACCCGTATTTGAATTAGCTAAAAATACAGAAGGTTTATATGATTATCTAATTATCTGCGACGAGAGAAATAACACACCTGATGTTATTGATCGTAACGAACTTGCAGTAGATGTTTATATTAAGCCTGTTAAAGCAGCAGAGTTTATTTTAGTTAACTTTATTGCAACACGCACTGGTCAAAACTTTCAAGAACTTATCTAATAAATAATAGTATATGGCACAAAACATCTCAGATTTCTACAGAGTAGTACAACAAAACGATTTTGCACGTCAATTTCAATTTAGAGTTGTACAGTTAGCAAATACAAACTTCAATGAAGATCAGCTCGTATATCTGGAAACAGCAACACTACCAGGTCGTTCATTAAACAATGTTCAGGTCCCGTTCATGGGTCTAAATTTTAATGTACCCGGTACAGCATCATATCCAGGATCAGAAAGCTATAGTGTCACATTCCGTTGTGACCAAAACTATAATATCCGTGCAGTATTAGAAAATGCTACATTTAACTCTTTTGATGATGGTACCTCAACTGGGGACTACAACATCGCAAGAAACTCTTCAGTAATTACTTTAAACCTTCTCGGTAAAAATGGTTCAACAATTCGTCAATACACCCTATACGGTGCTTATGTAGTATCTGTACAAGATTCAACATATAACTTAGGTGATGCTGGCTCAATTGTAACTGTACCTGCTACATTAGCTTATCAGTACTGGAGAGTTACTACGGCAACAACACAAGCCGTTCCTACTACTACTGAAACAGTTGGTCCTCTTGGCCTTTAAAATAGTTTAAAGCAATAAGTAATATTGCACCATGGCCAAGCCAGAACTAGGCAGTCAAATATCGTTTTTTTTAGAAAACTTTCTAAGTAAACCAGCCAGCGCCCTCCCTAAAGGCTCTCAATGGATACTGGTTTTTGAAGGACCGTTTCAGGATGGTTCAACTAGTGAAAGAGATTTTAATGAAGTATTGCCTGTCCCAGCTATTCGTTTAGCAAGTAATTACGAACCTCGTAACTGGGATACAGAAGCTGCTATCAGCACCACCCTTACTAAAGATTACCAAGAAACAAAAGGCTGTCTATTTGTGCAGGCAGTTTCTATACCCGGAGAATCTAATGTTGCAAACCCTGAAGGATTAATGCAATCAGGTTACATAAGAACTTTTGTTGGCGGCGGCAGAGACCCGTTTCAAAATTTACAAATCTCATTTTTAGAAACTAATGTTAGTTTTGTGGATAATGTTATTAGACCCTGGGTTGTTGCTACAGCACATTTAGGTCTAATTGCACGCACTGGAGCTAAAAACTATCGGTGTAATATTTCTGTTTATAAGCTCGGTGTTATTACTCCTGCAGAAACACCATTCGTATTAATGAAGTATACCTTTTACGGGGTATGTCCTATAAGTGTAACAGGGGAAGAATATAATTACACTCAAGTTAGCACAGCTATTAATAGAGAGGCTACATTTATATATCACTACTACACAGTAGAGTCTAGTGCAGGCAATTTAGCTGCTATTAATAATAATGCCAATATACCCTTACCTTTAAGCACGAAGGACCCTCGAGTTAATATTCTTAGATAGCTTGTTAATTTCATTTTAAAAGATAAGTTATATAAGTGAGTGTAGATTTTATAAATACAACCTCTATTAGCAATATTAATATTGACTATAAAGAGTTGAAGGTCAAACACCTAAAAGTAATATACAAGACTTTAATTGGAGAGACGCCTGAACCTTCAAATGTTTTTAATAACTTCAATAATATACTTTGTAATGTTACAAATTTATCAAAAACAAAAATATTAGAGCTTTCTATAATTGAGTACTTCCTTCTACTATTCACTATAAGATGTACAAGTGTAGGTGATACAATATTTGCTGAATTAACTGATACTAAAAATACAAAAATAGAAATTAATATTAATAAGCTTATTACCTTACTACAAGATATTAATACTATAGAAATATTAACCCCTAATAATGTAGCTGACTTTACTATTTTTTACAGAATACCTTCTATAAGGGATTGTATTACTTTTAATACCGAAAAAAACTTAGATAGTTTATATTCGTACTTTGTTCATAGTATAATCTGTAAAGATGTGTCAATTAATTTTTATGAAAAAGACTTTGCTACTAAGCAACTTCTACTAAATGAATTACCAGCTAAATTAACAGCAACAATAATTAAAAAGGTGTATGAAATTATTGAAACTTTTAACAAGATTAATTTACTTGGAAATATAACACCCCTAAAAAGTAAGTCTTTATCTTTTAATTTTAATATTGAAAATTTAATTTTTATTATAAAGTTATTGTTTGGAGATCAGTTAATGTCTTTGTATGACAACATTCTAACTTTATGTAAGTATACTCATTTCACTCCCGAGTATATTGAAGAGAGTACCCCTGGTGAATATTTTCTTTATATTAAGAAACTTAAAGCTCTAAACTCTAAACAGGATAATAATATACCGCCACAAAATGAAAACTTTTCAGAACCTTTTTCAGATTTGCCTCCGATAACCTCTCGTTCCGAATTTACTCCATAATGGATATTTTAATTATACTATATAAATACTTTCAATGAGTGCTAATACAGATGATATTTTAAAGATGTTAAAGGACATTGAAAGTACCTTTAGCTACTCTGTCTATATACCCTCATTAAAAAAGGAAGTAAACTTTAAGCAACTTACCACCGAGCAACTTAAAACACTTTATAAAACTACTATCAATAGAGCTATTCTAAATTTAGAATTTAACACCAATTTTAATAACATTATAAAAGAAAATTGCCTAGATGTAGAAGTAGATATTAATAAATTAACAATTTATGATAAAATTTTTATTTTTGTTAAAACCAGAATTGAGTGTTTATCGCCTGATATTAAGTTTTATTTAAATGAAGACGAAAAAGATAAACTTAACACAACTGATAACACTGTTGTAATATCAATTTTAGAGCACTATAATAAGTTTGTCGATAAAAAAATATGCTTTGAAAAACAGACATATAATGCAAACCAGTGTAGTATTGTTTGTGATATTCCTGAGCTAGAGGTTGAGAATAAATTTCAAAAAGAGTTAACAGCAGCAACCTTAGCTGATACAAGAACAGTTCAATTAGCTGAAATAGTTGGAGATACGTTTGTTAATGAAATTACTAAATTTATAGTTTTTTTAAAAATAGAAGATACTGAAATTAACTTAAAAGAAACTGACTTTAAAACTAGATTAGATATCGTTAAAGCTCTTCCAGCTAATTTAATTAAGAATGTTTTAGAATATATAGAAGATTACAAGCTAAAAATAAATGAGCTTTTATCTATTAAAATAGATATAAACGGACAAATAGTTACTAAAGAAATACCTTTAGACGCCTCTTTTTATAGTATATAAACAATTCTCTTCTTAAATATTAAGAGAAGATGAATGAGTTAAATTTAACAGATAATACCCAGCAGCTTATAGGGGAAATGTTTCGTAATAGATTTGGTATTATATTAGAGGAGCTTTCTCAAAAAAATCCTAAAGCTTTTGAATCTATCTTAAAAGAAGCTGTTGCTCAAGAGGCTATTAAAAAATTTAGTTTTAAAGGACTCTTTACAAGTTTAGAAAAAGGAGGTTTATTTGGTCGTAATGGTGTATTTAGTTTTTTAGGTAAAACGCTGTTTAAGAAACCTACCTCTACTGATTTAGTTGCTAAACCACCCTTAGGTAGAGACGGGGGTACTAATATTGATACTTCATCAATAGTATCTTCATCCCCTTTACAAACAAATACAAGACAGGTCAAACAGCCTAGAGAGAAAGAATTTTTTCAAAAGGAAGTTAAGCCTATACCTATAGAGTTTGATGGGTTTACTCAAAAAGGCAAAGACGAATTTGCTGAAGTACTACCCCCTATATTTGAAGATATTTTAAAGAATGTTTTTAAAGGAGAAGCATTTACAAGTTTACTGGGAGGATTGCAACCTGAAAAAGAAGAAGAATATGGCTCAGGTCTAATACCCGGTTTATTAAGCTTTTTAGGGGCAAGCTCTTTATTTGGCGGTAAGGGAAGAGCATCAAGTAAAAGAAGTATTTTAAGAAATCCGTTTCGCAGATCTAGAACGAGCCAGGTAAGGGCCCCAAGAGCTGGTCAAACAACAGGTACTGCTCTTCCGAAGACTGCTCCCCCTATAGCCGCAAAGCCTGCTCTTCCTACATCTACAACAACTACATCTCCAGCTGTAAAAGGAGCTACTAAAGCTGCAGGTACAGGTGCGCTTAAGGGAGCAGGCCGCGGCCTCGCTCGAGGGGTACCTATCTTAGGAACAGTACTAACAGCAGGTATGCTTGCCTCTGATCTTTCTGGTGTATCTGAACAAGAAGAAAAAGGAGAAATAACCCAAAAGGAAGCCTATCAAGCTAAAGGAGGAGCAATAGGAGGCGCTGGTGGGGCATTAGCGGGGGCCGCAGGAGGTGCTGCGCTGGGCACTTTATTACTTCCAGGGGTAGGTACAGTAATTGGAGGCATTGCAGGAGGTATTCTAGGAAGTATGGCTGGAGAAGCTGGAGGAGCAGCTATAGGTAGTACCATGGCTCCAGAAGAAGAACAGCCTATGGTTGCACCTGTCCCATCTCCTGAAATTCCTCAAATTGATATACCCGAACCAAGAGATTATTCTAAAACCCTTGATGATATTGCTAGTAACACTAATACTACTAGTAATAAAATTTCACGTCTTAGTGACGCCATTTTTGCTTTAGCAGGTACCCTTAAAACTCAACCATCCAACTCAACACCAAACGTTGCAGTAGTTAATAACCAGCAATCTCAAACCTCTTCTGCCTCTCAAATAGCTGCTTCTAATATAGATGCTATTCGTAGTGTACGTAGACAGTTTAACTTAGCCTGAGGTTATAAGTATTTATATGGCATCTCCAAATACAACACCATCCACTGGCTCTGGTCACTATGATGATGATAAAGAGCTTTTTGGAAAATCAGCTACCTATCTTACGAGAAATCAAGGTCTTGTTTATGATGTTGTAAAAGAATATCCCTGGACCTTATCTAAAAATCAAGATTTACTTAATGAAGTACCGTACGTTAATTTAGTTGAGTTTGCAGTTGATGAGTCCACCATACAACAGCAAATTAGCTATTATGGTACAGCTGTTGCAGATGCTGTTGCAAGTAATACTAATGTTTTAGCTCCTTATGAAAAACTATTTCCAAGAAATACTACTGGTAATGTTTATTCTTTTCCTTATTTTTCTGATATTAATTTTCAGATAAATACACCCTCATGGCAATCTCTTGATGGACTAGAACAAGGTCAAAAATTTGCTGAAGGTGTTGGCGGACTCCTTTTTGGGGATGAAGGTGCTAGAAATGTTGGCAGAATAATTGAAGGGGCAGCTACTACCGCTGGCCTTGCCATGGCTGCAGCCTACCCTAAGATCGGTATAATGGACCGCCCTA